CTGTGATCGAAAATATCATTAGTATGTTTTAGTAGATATATCAATCTTCCATTCAATGTAAGCTCTTTAGCCCAATTCTTTCCATAACAACGTTGATATGCTAACTTAACAATAGCCTGGTATTCACTCTCAGTATTAACCTGACTTAACAGACGATCAGCTTTTACTGGACCAATTCCTTTAATACCGTAAATACCATCAGTCATATCACCGGTGATCAACTGAGTATAGTAGAATTTGAGTGCATCTTCAACACTCATATCTACAAGTTCCCGCTTGTGAATTCTATAATGCTTACCGGGAATCTGCAACAAGTCTTTATCTACAGATGCGATGATGTAATCTGTCTTCAATTCTGCTGCCCATATGCTTAGAAGATCATCAGCTTCCATGTTAATAGCATACGTGGCTTTCTTTTCTCTAACTGCTCTATCGCGAATCAATGGTACGAATTCGTTTTTCTTCTTTGCGACCTTACGATGAGCTTTATACTGTGGGAATATCTCGTCTCTGAAATTAGTCTCGCCCTTCATGGCGATTCTAGTTTCTTTAGCACCTGAGTTGAACTCCAACTCGTCAATCATGTCATTATAACGTTTCCAACATTCTTCAGTAAACGCCGCTGTCTGCTCTTCGTCTAGCTCGATGTCATCCAACGTGATGAGCCTGAGTACAGGCACTTCAACGCCCATTTGTTGACATAATTGATCTTTAAATCTACTCTTGATGATATCTAGCGGGGTAACGCCATTAACTCTTTTATCTGCTGCTAAATGTACAACCACATCACCGTCCACTAACAATGTAGTCATAAGTTATATTCCGTAGTAATTTGTATCGCACGCATAACGGCTTCTGATTCAGTGCGATAAGATCCGAAATATTTTTTTGTCCCGCCGATTTTTAAATATACTTGCCATTTTTTATCTTTTTTATTCCATTGCACACCTTTTTGCGAACTTTTAAATTCGGCACTATTATTGCGTCGATTTGGAATTTTAAACGGTTCTGGAATGTCATTAAATTTTGCTATACTATTGTCTCTACAAAATATATTTACTGCACGTGCAGCATCTTCTTCGAGGTCATAATGCCCAAGATATGTAATCTTACCATCTCTTTGGATATGTGCATCCCAGCAACCTGAGCTGTGCCAATACACACACGAGTACCTACTTACAGAGTTGATTACGGTAATGCTATTTTGTACATTATCCATGCGAGAAGCTAATCGTAGATTATCTATAAAATTATAGTCGTAAATGCGATTGATATGATCTATTTCCATTCCTTCAGGAATATCACCATTGTGCATTATCCAAATAACCCTATGCTCTTGGTAATGTATTCCCTGCAAGCGAATGCTTCTATATCCTGTGCCATTCTTCGAGCCAGCGCGATCACCGATTTTTATCTGGTTCGAACCGGGCCATTTCTTCCAATATAGTGCGCCATCATCATAATCGAACCACTCATTAAAGTACTCTTGAGAGCCTATTTTTGTGTTATTCATAGTGCTTATTTCCATACTTTTTGTATGCAGTAATATACGCTTGAAATGCATACTCACTGTACAATGACTTATACATTACAGGATTATTCGGTCGCCGAGCTATTAGATTTTCATACTTGACATTAGGAGTCTTTTCTTTAAGATAAGCTTCAAAATCTTTTCTCAACTTATCTACAAGCTCTTGAGGAAGTTCTCCACCGACCAACTCAATTTCTTTCTTAGCCATACGCACACTTTCTTTGTAGACCGTATATGTGTGCAGGTCATTAAATCACTTAAGCAGAAGTCTTTTTAAACCAACCATACCCATTTGCTGATGCAATACGATTAATCATCATTTCAGCGGCCAGCTCTTCATCTAGTTGAGCTAGAGTCTCTTCCACAGCCTCTTTAGCCTTATCAGTCAGACTCTCTTCACTGTAGAAGATGACGACGGCATCGATCATTTCTTCAATCTCTTCATCATCAAATTCTACATCAGCATTCGGCTCATCGGCCATTAGACTATCGCGAAGTGGACTATCTTCTTCTCCATAGATAAGCATTGCGCTAACGATGAGAGGTTTGTTCTTCAAGATCATGATAAAATCCTTCTAGGTTTATAGGTTGGCCTACCGTACTGGATTCGAACCAGTGACTTATCGCTTAGAAGGCGATTACTCTATCCAACTGAGTTAACGGTAGAATTGGTGGGACGTGTGAGATTCGAACTCACGATCAATATCTTATGAGGATACTGCTTTTGGCCGCTAAGCTAACGTCCCTGTTTACTTACTGAGGAAGAAGATGAGTCTTCAATACATCAAATTCTTGCTGTGTAATGATGACGCGTGACTGTGGGTAGTTACCAGCCATAAAAACATGGGCTGTAACCTCCTTGTTGTTGCTGTCGGTGATAACATGGACGTGACTAATATCATTAATATTGATGATAGTTGCCGTGCTAAGTTCTACGAATTTCATTTTGTACTTTCTATCTTTTACAAATCGGAGATTTGTTGTTTTGCGTAAGTGGTCTCGGGCACCGGATTCCAACCGGTACGATCTTACGATCACCGCGTTTTAAGCGCGGGGTGTCTAGCAATTCCACCAGCCCGAGATAATAGTTTAAGCCAAGAGGTTAACCCCAAGAGCGTGTAGAACGCTTTATTCGGTAACCCACGTTTCTATACGTAATAGAGTTTAACATATCGCTGACGCCTCTCTTCGATAATCCAGTCTTCTCTACTATTTCTTTCTTTGATATAATACCCTATCAAACGCCTCGCGATATAATAGAACATCTTCCTCAGAGAGCTTCGCCATCCCATTATTTGCACCGTTGTTATCTATATCTTTTAAATGTGCACCAAGATTAGCGGTTCTACCTGTTAGTATTGCCTTTGCTTTATTGTGATCCTCGCTGATAGCTTGCAGGTTGCTTTTGTGATTGTTTAATTTGTCGTCATCAATATGGTCTACAACGTATCCTTCAGGGATTGGCCCAATATACACAAGATGCACTAGTCTGTTAACAGCAAACGTCAACCCAAACATGTTGATTCGTTTGTAGCCTCCTGTTACAAACCCTATCTCTTTACCTGTTATGTGATTCGTGACAATACCGTCTTCTGTCACAGATATAGCACCGCTCTGCACCATTTCTAGAAGCAATGCATCACGCTCCAATGTACTCTGCATATTCCTCTTCCTTTAGTGACATTCTTTCCAATCATGTCCGATCTTAGCCTCACCATCCATGATAGTAATTCCAAACAATTTCGGACCCTCTTTAAATGCTATTCTACCTAATTCTGCAGCTCTTTCTGCATACTGTTCTGGAACCATGTAATCAAGCTCATCGTGCATGAAGATAAGTGGTTGATAAGGAATTTTTTCCCTATCCAACATCTTACTCAAGAGTAAACAGGCGGCTCCACATGTTGCTTTTTCCGTGGCTTGGAGCAGGTAAACAAGAAGCTTGTGAAAAGAATCACAATAAATACGGTTTCCAGCTGGACCAGGAATGTATCCATCGCCGAACTGTTTTGTCTTTCCATAAATATTCTCCAGCTTATCTATCAAAGCTTTAAACCCAGGTACAGCCTTTGTGAAGCCTAGCTTGAGTTTATTACCCTTGACCTTATCTTGAATACCGAAGATATAACTCCACATCTTTCCGCCTGATGCTCCGAATAGAAAAGCATACAAGATTCTTTTAGCGGCTGCTCGCTTAGCCTTGGCTAGTTCCTTTGGATCATCTTTTACACCTGTACTAATCAGGTGCTTATCCCAACTGATCTTCATCTCCTTCAACACTGCATCAAGCAATTCGGCATTCATGGTATGCACATCGCCATGAAGTAGTGTATGTATATATTCTGGAGACTTCAAGTAATGCGCCAAACCTCGTGCTTGATTACCTGAGCTATCTGCACCAATCATCTTCCAGCCTTTTGGTACACGGAATAATGCACGCATCTCTGCGCCATATACTGCGCCTACTGTTGGCATATTGACAATGATTCGATGAGTCGCTCGCATGCTTGGAGTACCTATTGTAAAACAAGTCCCGTGCACTCTACGATCGTAATCACACGATTTGATTAGACCTTTTAATACACCTAGCCTACTCCCCATAGTCAGGAAGTCACAATATAGTTTACCATCACCGCCTAAAAATTCTAAACTCGACTCTGTTATCTTTGGGCTGGCTTGTATTTTCTTACGAGGATTATCAGGATCCTCCTTATAATTCCATTCATCTGGCTCCCAACCATTTCGGAATAGGAATATCTTCACATCGGCAACACTGTTGATATCAAGATCAACAAACTCTACTCTACAGTAAGGCCCGTCGACGAGCCTATCCTCTTCTTCATAGCCAGACCACACGTTTATATTAAACCACTTTGCGGTGTGTACGTCATATGCACCGTTCTTAAGAAAGCGTGGTCTACGCTCCGGCACTACACCTAACTTTTTATCTGGCGCAACTGTCTTTGTACCAAGTCTAGGTAGCAGCTTATCACGTATAACTTGCATTTCTCGCTCAAGGCGAACTAAAAGTTCAAGAGCACCATATAGATCGAAATCCCAGCCGTAAAGCTCTGCATTAGAGCACCATCTGGCAATAGCATTTTCAGCGCGAAGATATGTCGCGATTCTCTCGTTTCTATCTAATGCCCGGATATATGTAGGCAGCTGATACTCATACACAAGGTTGGTTAGCTTCAAGTCTTGTTTCCAATAAGAAAGCATTTCCTCGCTATACTTACTGAAATCGGAGAACTCCCCTTTAGGACAGTTCAGAAGCTGGCCCCAAGATGCTAGGCCATGTTTACCACCCAGGAATTTATTGTAATCCAATACCAACGAATTGATAAAGGTATCTGTTATTCTTACATGTGACCCGGGTCGCCATCCGAATAGTTTTTCTAATAAAGGAAGATCGTAACTCGCGCCATTATGCATTATTATATGCTGCGCTTTATCTAACTCTTCCTTCCAACCTAAATCACCGTCTAGCCAATATTTAACCTCGTTGGTCTCTCTATCCAGCCAACCGATAATCCAGGCTTTGGTAGCTTTCTGCAATAAGTGGTCGGCTTCGATATCGAGAACAAACTCTCTCATAGCAGATGCCTCCATGTTCTACCGCATGAGATATCACTAATTGTAGGCGGCTTTACCTTGAATCTCTTGGCGATCCTAGACTGCGATTCTCCATTAGCTAATGCCTTACGAATTTCTATAACATCTTTTTCTTGTAATTTCGCAAATTTGTTATCTACGCCATTGCCAATCGGTGACACTGTTTTATTGATTAAATTGGCTATACCGCAAGGATCTTCTTCTGGTACATGTGTCCAATTTATCCTACGAATTATACTAGACACTGTTCCAGAGCAAACACCGAAATAGTTACCGATTTGTGTGTACGACATACCTTCGATCGCCAATTCGCGAACTTCGTGCACAGTATTTTCATCTAACTTTGCTGCGTGGTGTTCGATGCCCGAATAATATACAGGTGTATTACCTGCGTCCTTTGACTTTTGAGCATTTGCTACAGCTGTCAACCATTGTAAATTGTCGACTCTATTATTTTCTTTATCGTTTTCTACAATGTGATCTACAGTCAAATCACAAGCGTCTACGCCATCTGGCGGTGGAATAAAAGCCAATGCCACCAAGCGGTGTACTCTCCAAACTTCGCGTATCTCGGTATATAATATGACTTGGGGATAGCCGCGACTGTTATTCGGGGTGCGAAGCAGTCGGGCTGTTTTGTCATTTCTAACTCGACCGAGATTGGAAACGGAGTACTTTGTATCTCTAATTTGTTTCCAAATCTCGTCCATATCAACCCTTTAATGCAGGGTAGTCATCAATTTTGATTGGTTTATGCCCTGCTGCAACATACGCCTCAAGAAAGATTGCATACCAACGCAATTTACGGCAGTCTTGTAGATACGGGTCTTTCTTGCCGATTCGAGACAAATATTTGCTGATTTGGATTTCAAGAAACCCTACCACTTTTTCCGTCTCATCCTTATAGACCTCCATAATCACTTCAAGCCATTGCATATCACGCATGTAGTGCTTGTAATGCGGAGGATTGCTTGGATCTTTCAGCACAGGCGGTTCTTCAAGTTCGTGTAGAATTTCCAGAATATTCCACTTAGGCGAAGGTATGCCAACACCTTTTATAAAGTCTTGCCACTCTCTGATATCCTTCACATTCGTCAGATGGCATACTACCTTACTCTTTAGGTTATCAAACACCTCTACATTAAATGTGGTAAATCCATCAAGGTCAGAGATCACCTTAGTAAAATTCATCGTGACATTTCTTCGAGTCTTTACATTATCCTCGAATACGTCTGTGGTGTATGTGTATTCCATGATCAGTATTTCCCGTCAAGATCATCGTCGTCATCTGGAGTACCCGCTGCGGAAGTATCCTCTTTATCTGCAATCTTATACTCCCGCTTTGGTGCATCTTCACGCTCTTCTTGGATATCATCTTCAAAGTCTTCACCAGGCTCAGGAATATATACCACATGCTTTACCATCTGGATTGCCATTGGCATAGCAGCCATTCCCGTTTTACCCTCGAATACGTATTCATACTCGAAGATGCGAACGTTTACGATACTTCCATTGCCAATGGTGTTAGGGTCAAGATCACCATAACCAGAGCGAACTTCAACTGGTTTTGAAGGTTCACCTTTAGCGTTTACGATACGCTTGCGAAGGTTAGCGCGCCAATAGAGGATTGGACTCTCTTCATCATCTTTATCTGCTCGTACAGCTTTGACATGGATGTGGTGATCAATCCACTCTTTGCGCTGAGCCCTGTCTTTGGTGCGCATTTGGAAACCCCAAGCGGGCTTCTTAGAGTCCGTCTTGATGTCCGGTTTCTTAGGATCTAAGCGAACCCACCAAATTTCGCAGTTCTTCAAGATAGCCATTTTAGATTACTCCAGTTTCTGTGATAACATTCAATTTAGCAAATTCACCGTAATATTCCACTGCTGCTTTATTATAGGCAATAGCAGCTTCTTTTGCTGTTTTGAATCTACCAAGCCATACTGTTTTACCTTCTGGATATATTGCTGCTCGCCATCCAATTCCGCCTGTAGCCCTGCTGACACCCTTATATTTACTTTGTGGTACAAATCCAACGTTATGTTTACCACGATTTTGCAGATTCTGTGAACGAGTTGCTAGCCTTAGATTCTGCAATACATTATTCAAGCGATTGCCGTCGATGTGGTCCACATCCATACCCGCGGGTACTTCGCCATTGTGCATCTCCCATATGATCACACTCATCTGATACGCTACGCCTTCGTAACGTACTTGAGCATAACTGTCTACTTCTCCAGGGTTTGATATAAATCCGGCAAGGTCGCCAATCCTTGCACCATTGTTATTTGCATTGATTTTCCAATAAAGAAAACCGTCGTCATAGCTAAATAACTCATTCCACTTTTCTTTAGAACACATTAGCAGTCCCATTTAGGTTAATTTAAGAAATTACCTATGATGAGAACTCACGCTTCAAGCTCGGTTGCTACCGATTTCAAGTGCTTTTATAAGAGAAAGACTCTCATTGGCGCCAACTAGGCATTAGTCTTTTTGTAACATTTGAGCACACAAGCGGTGCCAGAAAAAATACCCTACGGGTATATAGTTATCAGATTCGCTATTGTGGATTTATTTAATTATTAATTTTCCTCGTCATCCTTCATCAAAGTATCCCATTCCTCAGCCGTAAGGCCAGTCATTATGAATTCTCTTTCATCTGGTGTCAAGTTAGGCATTGCATCTTGTATAAGCGTACCGGTTGCATATGCATCTAATTGCTCTTGAGTAACGCTTATTTCTATCGAATTCATCTCGCCTGAAAGCGGTGATTTACGTGTAATAATCACTTGTCTTCTCCAATTAGCGATTCATTAATATTTGCATTGTCATGCCAAATATGGTATGGAATAAAATAAGTATTTCCACCAGCGTTATTATTAATGTAACAACATGCGACTATTTGATTACTTCCTGGAATCGTCTCGCAAATATCAAATGCAACCGGACCTTCTAAAAGACTATTGTGCATGTCTTTCAGTTCAGCAAGATCAGCCTCTGTCTCAACCAAGTATGGGTCTCCGCCCAGTACGAAACTAAACGTACCGGTTACATCAATACCCTCCATGATGCTAAACAAATACTCGTGTATATCCCAAATACTCGGTGTTGTTTTCTGCCTTAGTTCTTGTAAGTCTTTTCCAAGATGTCGCATATTAATTAACTGAATGCATACTCGGAATCGAGTATTAGGTTAATGTCCAGGTTTCCACGATCCACGTCTTTTATATCTCCACCAATATCCTTCATAATGCTTACGAGAGGATCCTTATTATACAAGCTTACGAATGTCTCTCGTGTCAGTTTAAACAGATTGTCCATATCAGCGAGCAATGTCCCGAATGAATCGTGTACTGTTGTTACACGATATCCAGCTTTACCTGCCTCATGTATTACTAGCATCAAGTGTGCTGCATCTAGACTATGAACGATATTAGGAGCAGCACCTAACTTCTGCTTACGACTGCTACGCTTCGGAATCTCATTAAACGGTATCGATATCTGCAACGTGTTTGCGTAATAGCCGTTACTTAGAGGAGGCCCCTCTGGTGGCCAATAATTAATCCAAATCTTCCTTACAGTGCCTTCCACATAGTGTTGTACTACAGGGAAGCCAGTTATCGGTAATTTCCAAGATAGAAACTCATCCTTCTCTTCAGCGCGTTCTCCAGCTTTTTCAAATAGCTCTAGCAGCCTCATAGGACGATTCAAGGAGATCCTACAATCATCGTAAATGAGTCTACCCATATATACGCCAAACGTCTTTTCCATGTATAGCAATAAATCAATGCCGTGTTTCCTGGCATCATCCAGGACTTGATCTGCCATACCATATGCTGTAGAACCATCATTATCTTGCGATACAGTTGTATCTGTATCGTAGCTAATTTGTAGTCAATTAATTAATCGAAAGAAACAAAATCGCCGTGTTTCTTTCGAGCCCATGCCTTATAGCATTCACTCGCCTCTTCTACCGTGTCAAATAAGCCTAAATATAATTTCTTACCATTTTCCGTTCCTCTTGCTTGGAATTTACCATTTGGCGTTCTGACTGTATCTTTGTGACCACTTGTGTTGTTTTTATTCATTTTGCTATTAGCTCTATTTTGCGATTGAGTGGCCAGCCTTAAATTTTCTATTTTGTTGTTTAACCCATTTTTATCTATATGATCGATATGCATTCCGGCAGGTATTGGGCCATGATGCCATTCCCATATAATCCTATGAAGCATAAAGGCAACACCGTCTATCTCCGTCTGTACATACCCTTGATTATTGCACCAGCCAACATCTGCGTGTCTGCGTGTAGCAGGATACAATTCAAAATACTTCTCAGTTCTGAATAAAAATCCATCACTATAATCAAATAATTCTTTCCAATTATGCATAAGAATACCTATTTTATATACAAATTAGCTACTGCACATCACTATGCAGATGAGACTATATCACACGTTGTATCTTAGTACACAACGCCCTGGCGCTTCCTAGACACTTGTCCAGTACTCTACTCGGTTCAGGGATTGCCTGCCTTTCGATAGTCGTTACACGTTCAACGAATATTACTATTCGAAGCTTCGCTCGGTATTGTCTGCGGCGAACAGAGATCCACCGAATTCACCAGGTTTTAATTTCGCAAAGTTCACGAAATAGTCATAACGCCTCTCTTAGCGATCTTTCTTCTTTCTTTTGTATCTTTAATTCTATTCCAATATATTGGTGCCGCTGATTTAAGTGCATTGGCATAGGAAGTCCTAAATTCATACAATGCATCAACAGCTTCTTTTCTCTTATCAGATTTCTTTTCAGATGCGCCAATCTCCTTACGCAGCTCAATCATGTTATCAATAACACTCTCAAGTGATTCCCTGTCTTCTGGTGGAATCTTATCCACAGCGTCTTGTACCGTTTTCCACACATGCTCAGCCACGTATGCGTACAAGTCGCCAGGGTATTCAAGAGGAACAAGGTTCGCATATGGTGCAACTATCTCATCTCTTGTTAATGCGCTAAGATGCTGTACGCCATTTGTACTGCCATCCAGCCATCCAGTGAAGCTTGACGAGAATCCATACTCGTCGAAATGACTCCCTGAGATTCGCATGTATGCTTGCCATTCGCGCACTCTTCTTAATTCGATACATGCTGCAATAAATTGCCAAGGCTTATCAGCTTTATGCCATCCTATATTTACCTTAGGCGAAGTGGCATAGGACAGAATAATCTCTTCATTATCCTTCACCCATATGGCACGTTCTTGCAATGGAATCTTATCTGTCTTTCTACCGGGTATATGCGATGCCCCGCCCCAATGCGTAGCTATGCTTACTAACAACCAGAAGAATCCCTTTTCACCTAATGGTTTAGCCTCGGCTCGTAGCAAGAGTGACTTCGCAAGATCATTTCCTTGATGGTTCAAATATGCAGTAGATGTGTACAATCTGCCTCTGAAATCAAGTGTATGATAGTGGTAGAATACTTTATCAATCAGTTTACTTGCGATATTGCCAATCGCATAAGCCTCACGTAGTTTACTCGCCTTCGCCTGATCGCTTTGCATTTCCCAAATATCATTGAATGATTCTGTTCTATTTCTTATTGACCATGCAAACAGCTGATATACCGGTTCATTGATTACCCAGCCAACCTCTTGAGCCTTGTTTACACAATCGAATACAATAGGATGTGTTTTAGGGGTAAGCTGATACAGTACATCTTGATCTTGTGTCTTCACTAGATTAAGACCTATCTCGTGTTTAGAGGTCTTCCAAGGTGCTATTGGAGTCACGGATGGGAGCTTAACAGTCCGTTGGAAATCTAGTTTATCCCATAGCTTCGATAGTATTTCTTCATCTAATACTTCGACGATATACGTTGCATGCTTACTAGTGCCTTGACCTAGTGCTACACGAATTATCTCTGTCATCTCGAATGTATACAGAAAGAACGCACCGGTTCTTACATTTAGTGCACTGTCCTTCTTCATTCCCTTGCGAATCTTTTTTCCTATGTTCAACGTAATTTCAGTGAACAGGGCAGCCTTAGCATCGCCACGCTCTTGGCGAGTGTATAAATAGATTACTTCAATAGACGTTGCGATACAATCCAGGATATCCGAGTTCTTGATAAACTTGAGAGATTGTCGATCACTTACTTCGTCTTCCAATCTCTCCTTGGTTATCGCTACTAACTGCTGAATAAGATTATGCATAGTTCGACTTTTTGGTTAATAAAACGTAGAATTTGTTTATTCTGGTTTTATTCATAAATACACAATGTGTACTCGCCATCATGACAATGGACGTGGTATTTCTTTACCTTCGTTAGAATCTGCCTTGATAAAACTCTACGAAACTAGTGATCAATCTTTAGATGCTATACTGTATGCAGCACAAATAACAAATATAATAAGCGCGATAGCCATTAATTTGTATAAAAGTGCGAACATTACAATAAAGGTCACAATAGAGATCAATGATTTCGGGGGTTTTCTCATCTAACTTTATCTTTTGTTATCTTACTATTCTTAGTATAGATAGCCTTTCTGAAAAAAATAATGTAGAAAATGCCAGCAAATGCCGGCAAGATTGTTTTGTTATTATTATTGATATTCGAAAAAAAAAAATAATGGAAATAATGCCGGCACAAGGCCGGCAATTAATATATTCTTAGTTTCAGATATCGTCCACAAAGGGCCTGCTTAGAAGGTACAAAGCGTATAGAAAGATTAATATCCAAAGATGCAACCTATATACTACTATTAGTGCTAATATAATCACCACTACCTTACCTAGCTCAATATCTTCACTTTCTTTGCTATGGATATGATAGACTTTCTTGCTCATTTCACGGCCTTATTAGCAAATGTAGCGGCTACGAACAGGATTGTCACAACTGGCCATACTATTTTAAATACAGCCAGTGTGCCATTCACTGAATACACATGCCCTCCGGTGGCGATGCCTGCGAAAGCCACTAACACCAGGAGGAACAATGTAAATTTTGCCGCAAGCCAAACGGCTTTAAGCATTCGTAGCATTTGCGTTAGACCGAAAGTTTTCATGAACCGTGGCCTTCATCGGTGCAACTTTCTTCGCACGTCGCGCGAACAGACCGACGCCAAACAAGAGGACCAAACCGGTAATCAATCCACGAGCAATTTTCATGCCCAAGAAGATGGCCAGGAGAACGAGGACGATGTAGATAACGGAGCTCATTTTGATTCCTTAAACAAAGTTGTTGTTGAGACGATTTTACCAAAGATAGCGGAAATGATGACGCATGTGATGACAACAAAGATTAATCCCTTTGCCATCGCAATTGCCATTTTAAGAATGATCGTTACCGTCATACCGATCAAAATCCATTTGACAAGATTCTTTACGAACTTGTTCACAGTGTGTTCTCCCCGTCGCGTGTACGATAAACCTCCTCGTATGTGTACTTCCTGTTATTCTCGTACGGTTTCTCCTTATTGGTGAAATAAGAGAGAATATGAAGACCGACAAGCACTAAGACAATTATCCACATGATTGGCTCCTTTACAGCGCGAGGATTTCAGCCTGGAGGCTCTTTTTTGTCTCGTCATAGCTCTCCAGTTCTGCGATAACGCTCCTGGCAGCGTTCCAATGCCTGTTGTTCACCATCAAGCGCAGATCGTCCCTTGCGGCACTTTCTTTGCTAATAATGATATCAATCTCGGTCCTGAATTGCTGATACCGTGCAACGCGATTTTGTTGAGCGATGCGTTCTTTGAAAAATTTGAACATGATTATTCCTTATGAAGTTATTAAATGTTTAAGCAGGGAGTAATTTCTTACTCTCCAGATAGGTTGTGATGGGTACACGTGCAGTTGTAGCGTAGATTTTCCGCTTATTCCTGGCATCATCCTCTCCATACAACTCAGCCAGATAGAAAAGAATTTCCATTTGTTTAAGTTGATTGTGGCGAAGATCCATTTGAAAGCCGCCCTTTGCGATTAGTTTAAGCGCTTTTAATTGTGCCTCTAGTTGCGGGATCGTCTTATTCGCATGTTGATTCATTTATATTCCTATTATTAATTGATAAATATACCTAAGCAAACTCATAATAAGTTTAGGTATATGAAGAACTAGCAAGATTGCTATATCTTTGTTCTTCATATAAGATGGCTAAAAGGCCGCAGTTACACCGCTTCCCTTACGATACTCACAGCAGCACGTTCTCCTCCTTTAAACGCGCTGATCATATCCGTCAAAACTATCAAAGATAATAGTACGAGCGACAGAACAGGGTGAAACAAAAATGTATAAATAGTAAATAGAATAATAATGTCTTTTCTGTCCATATTTTGAATCACCTGTTTCGCCCACAACAACAAGTCGTGTACAGTCTCTCCAAACGCGTTTGCCGCTAAGTACAGAATATTAGCCGTGTATTTTGCCTGTTCATGCAATTCGACTTCTTCGATTTTGCAACTTTGTTTACGAAATTCACGATCGAAATGTTTCGTCTTCTTGCCTACAGACATATTCCAACCGTCCATTACCGCACAAACGACTAGTTTGAGTTTATTTTTCATTTACATGAGTCCCAGGGTTTTTCGCATTTCTCCGTTTGGACGAATAGGATTGGTTCATCTCAAGAACCATATAAATCACAAACGCAGGTAGCAACAATGCTGAGACAGTGCCAGCTTTTACCACCACCATTGTTGCAATCAGTAGTAATGCGACAGTTACGATTTTTTCCGCGATACACATGAACTTACAATAAAACTTATTCATTTTGAACTGTTCCTTTAAAAAATTACCCACGCCATGCAAGCATGACACCAATCCCTCCAAACACTATCACACATGCAGCCCATCCAATGATGTAGTTGACATTGTATGACTCCAATACCACTGCCCTGTCATGCTTTCTTAGGGCATCTCGGGCTTTGTCAAGACTGAAATGTGCATACACACATTTCCCTTGGTGATTACGAACTATGTACCAGTTCATTTGTTTTTCGCTCTCCTGGACATTATTCGAACACAATCGTCATGGTGTAGTTCCATATCGTAAAAGAATTTCCAGTTTCCTTTCTCTTTCTCGAATGCGAATTGCGTGGTATTGCCGTATCCACCAAATCCGTTTTTAGCGGATATTGTCACGCAAGCCACATTTTCCAATACCGTGATTTTACCAAATCTTGCAGATTCCGGATCCTTCAATCGCTCTTTAGTAAGCGACTTTAATTCACTTTCAGCTCCGCAACCAACCAGGGCTAGCGTCGCCATCAAAACCAAGAAAAACTTTTTCATTTCTAACTCCTGTTGTAAATTAATAAATCTGCCAAAAGCCACCACATGCAGGATAGCTAGAAGCCATCCATTGTTTCTCTGTCCCAACGAACGTAATATATCCGTCTGTCCACTTGTGAATCTCTTGTTTCATCTTTACTCCTGTTGTTAAAACTACTTACACAAAACTAACCATAAGAACCTCTGCAAAGGCTCCTAGTTTAGTTCTACTCCGATGGAAACCATCGAAACTTCGCAGTCTTCTTGCTGTCCACTTCTACATATTCCTGTTTCCACATACTAGTAGGCATGTGAAAGAAGAAATGGTGACGTATACAGCGGGACGGAAGTGTAGCGTAGAATGGCCTAAACTGATTCTCCCTTACAGAAGATCCAGTATAAGTCAATTCATTCGGCAACAACACGATCCCCAGCTCTTCGGCTAGTTCACGATGCATTGCCTGTACAGGAGCCTCATTGCGCTGGATTTTACCAGACACTTTGATCATCCTGCTATTCACGCGACCGTCGTGGTAGACCTGCTCAGCCTCCAACAAACGATACCCACGCGAATCAACAATCTCACAATTGACAATAGCGAGTTGATTTACCCCGTTGTTGTCAATCGAAGATTCGCCATCATTGATCTCTTGCAGGAGTTCTTCGACGGTTTTGAACCAACCGTGATAGTCGATTCGGTTGCGATTTAATATCGCGATTAGCTCTGAATGAGTCATGAATTCTCCTCGAAATACTGGTTTTCGAATGCCACGATTTTCGCAGAATCAGTGTCCATACGCTCTCCTCCTATTGTTAATAAACTAAAACCAATCATTGATACACCTCTTTCGAAATGTATCTAGTTTGGCTTTACTTAGTCGCCACACTAAAAGAAACTCTAACACTATTGTTAATTTATTTTTCTTTCATTATAAGATGGTTGTTTTTCCGCAAATTTTCAAGGATGTCAAGACACTCTTTCACATCCTCTCCTTTTGAACGATAGCCGTACATATGCCACCATCCGCCACCGAGATAGCGAATTTTGGCACCGGTTTTAGTACACCAGATTTCTCCGCTTGTCAAATCAGGTCTATTCTCAAAAAAGAGCTTTTCAACATGCTTAACTGGCACTTGAATCTTGGCTTCTTTAAGACAACCGGCTTGGGCGTCGTCGATGATGTGATAACCGATACCAGGCATGTCACGATACCAGCACCAACGCTGTTGTGCCGGATTCCAAAGTTGAATATCAGGTCTCATTGATTTCCTTTACGTGATTACTCGTTTTCCCGTGTGACTCGTATTTAAGCTTCCAAGGCATTCCCACAAATTTACACGGATTCAAGTTGGTTTCAAAATTAGCCCAAGTCATTGCAACATGAGCGTTTCGGACATTTACCTTCGTGTTTCGCTGCGCCGGATACATGTCCTTCATAATAGAATAGTGCAGCTGAGTTACAGAGAGTTCTCCATAACGAAGATAACCTTGCCACTCGTTGTAATGATTGGTATGATCATCATCCAACCACCCTGGCCGCATTTCCTCGTAGAATGGATGTGCATCTTGCACCCAAGGATAATACATAGGCCCAGGCCCGTGCCTTGTTAAGTAAGACCTCGTGACGTACACGGGCCTCACGGCTTGTTGTATATCGCATTCGCTCAGCAATGCAACCACATTCGTTAAACCTGTGTGAGAAGGCGTAACATATGGAAACATTCCTGAGTCCTTGTCTAGGAGAAGACCTTGTGCACCTTCAAATATGCATGGCTGCTCGATAACAGTAGCATCCCTTTTGCTATTCACAACTTCGAACATCTGCACAAGTGCATCAGTAAACTGATTGAAATCACTTGGAACAAATGGAAGATTGTGAAATCTTGCAACATCACGCAGCACTATTGACAATTCTGCACTGGAGATATGTGCAAGTCGTTCAGCTGTAAGAGATATCTCATAAGCTCTTTTAGTAGCTTCAAAGATACCGTGCCCCACACTGCCATGAGCATTCTCACGACGACGCTTTTCAATGTTCTGATTACGAGCCACATCCCAGGGTGTAATAATCTCGCATTGATGATCCATGGTGACTTTCAATTTAATTCCAAATTCACTTTGGAACTTGTTGTATTCACGCATGAAATAAATTGGGTTTACTAACATAAATCGTGAAAGATGTGTATTGAGACCACGCAAACTGCCTGATCCAAGCTGAGAGAATATGAATCTCTTGTTACCCTCCAATTCAACAGTATGCCCAGCTTGTGGGCCACCATTAAATCGCACAACAGTAGAGTATTCGCCCGATGAAGCGAAATAGTCCACAAGATGCCCTTTACCCTCGTCACCCGCATTAGCGCCCATGACGCATATATGTTCCATTTTATTACTTTCTTTGGTTATAGATTTCAGTTATTCTGCTAACAGAGGTGTCACTCTTACAGTCCAGCTCGCGTTCCCAATCAATTTTGCATTTAGTAACACCACCTAGCGTAATAAAGACATTTCTGCTTGTGTTTCTCATCTGCTCACTTGTGGTTGACCACATGCAGTTTTCTTTACAGTAATTTCCATCATTGTCTCTTCTATTCAACGAAGTTCCTGGTGGGCGTTCGCCCATATCTTCAAAAAATCGTATGAAAGACTCCCAGTTGCTATCATATGTAATACCACGACCACCATAATTGTGATAATGGTCATTATTTACATTATTGCAGCGCTGCTTCATTGCGACCCAGGATACGTATGCGGGTGATCCTTCTGCTCCATGCTTTTCCAAGGGACGACCGCCTGAATTTCCGCAGCCACAAGACTTAGTCGTGCCTCTTCTCACGGAAGTTATATTACACGTGTGTTCATTCCCGCATTCACACAAAAACACTCCCTGTTGCATGCCATTTACCTTTTCTGCAAGACGCAAAAGTATGAGATTATTAAACCTCTCTCCAATTAATGCTGTCCAGTCCACAAGTCTTTCTTGATATAGACAGCCACAAGATTTTAATTTGCTGTTTCGCAATTGGGACGGCATTCCTAATTTAGTATTGCCACATTCACAGATACATTCTAGTAGTGTTTGGCCGCCTTTGAGCGTTTCATCGCTAACTTTTAGAACAGTTAATTTATGATATGTTTTTCCAATCATCTCCTCACAATTACTACGCACTCTCATACACTCCTTAAAAATGGGCCATCCATATATTTATTCAGGATGGCCCGTTTATATTACAGCCTTACGACTGCGCTCGATGAAGAGGACTTGCCTGGCACAAGATTCTTCGTAGCCGTTTGCACAGCCAATGCAGTATCACCACTCCAGCTTGCCACTACAGCGTCCACCGATTCTCCTTCAAGAATTCGGATGGTAGACACGATGACTTCCAACATCGAGTCCGTGTGCTCCAACAACAATGCGTTCTGACCAAGAAGCTTCGTCCACGAACGAATTACCCGATCTCGATAGCTACGCATATGGCTTCCTTGCGCAACCATGATATGAAAGACATGCCAATCCTTTTGCAAGGCCTTGATCATTTCTTCATTTGTTGGAACCACTTGTGGACCGTCACTGAATACGACCCGAAGGTCCATTTCATTGAGATTCGGTGGAACTTCCTCATCGCCAATTGTGAACAAGTAGCCTTTCTTACCACGTTTGACCATATGATCTGCGACGACTTTCGTCAATGCAGAATACCACACGAGGCCATTCGACTCTGAGCTATTTCCACCACCACCCGTTCCAACGGCATAGAACTTTTCAACTTGACCCATGAGAGTAACAGGATCACTCTCGAATTGAGTCCATTGATATTGTGCGTAGTAATCCATGAGTACATCACGATACAACGCCACAGACACCTGAGGGCCAGGCACAACAGCTTTGTCGATCAACTCTTGGAATACCAACCCAACTTTCTTGGCAACAACGCCTGACAGAGAACCCATGGACCCTGTGCCATCAACACCAATGAAGATTGGCACAGTGATCGGGTTGACATCGCTGTCGCGTGCTTCACGGACAACAATGTTCTTTGCATCATTACCTTTGTCAACTGTCTTCGCCGTATAAAGAGCATCAACAGTCTTGTTTGCATCTCGAATAGACCGTGTATTCCAGTCCGAACGTGTTGGACTGTATGCACTGTAACTTGTACCACCCATTTCAATCTCCTTAGACGACCATGTCGTCATTCAATACTAATGGCGAAATTGCCTTAAATTCATAAACTTGATATATTTACTTATTTAATTAATGGGTATTTGCGCTCCTTTCTTATAGGCTCCTTAAACGGTTCTGGAACATCATTGAATTTTTCAATGTCGTTATCTCTGCAGAATATATTAACAGCTCTAGCAGCATCCTTTTCATCTTCGTAATATCCTAATTCGACAGTTATTTTATTACGACGTATGCAAGCGTGCCAACTAGTTCCTTTTTCTACGAATGAAACACACGAGTATCGACTAGTAGACTCTTCAGTTATTACTGAATTATTCATATTAACCATCTGCGTAACAATTCTTAGATTTTCAATCACATTATCATTTCTTATCCGATTAATATGATCGATTACAAGCCCTTCAGGAATATCACCGTAGTGCATAATCCAAATTATACGATGTTCCATATACTGAGTATCGTGCAATCTAATTTTACGATACCCCGCTGATGTGTCTGATCCAGCGCGATTTCCTTTCTTTGTTGTACCTCCGGGTGATTTTTTCCAAATTAGCCAGCCACTACTGTAATGAAACCATTTATTAAAATATGATTGCATGCTATTATTCGTCATTTAAAACCAACTTTCCGTCTATGGCGAATTTAACAAACTTTCGTGGACCGAAGGAATCTCTCACATGCTCCCATTGACCATACAAATCTGTAGCAGATTTTGCAGACCAAGGGCTCACTAGAAAATTGACTATGCCTGGATTCAGATCCTTCCGCATTTTCAACTCTACTGGTGACCGATGACCAAGAAGCTCTACGACAGTTTGTCGTGCAAGTTCCCAGTCCAGGCGTGTTTCAGCCTTGTATGGAGCAGACACATAGCGAAGTGTACGTGCTGGCAGTGCCTTGAACTTTTCTCCTTTCAGAGCGCTATACCACCACCCACCATAAAGGTGAAGTGAATGGTATTCAAGGTTAACGTAGAATGACGCTGGAGTAATGTTTCCATGTACGATACCGGCCCATTCTAGGTAGCAGAGGAGGTGCATCATCCGTCCAATCATCCACATGATATGAACTTCCGGAATGGCTCCGCGAGTATCAAATACCGCTTTCAACGGTATTTCTTCTACTTTCTTACCTATAAGTAAAGTAGGATGTTTAGCTGAAGCAGTACAATCTGCAATGCCTGGAATCAATTTATCATTGATCCTTTTCAGCTTGTCATTTGGTCCCAGGTTTTGATGAGACAATTTAAGCATACGCACTGCGTTCTCGATCATATCTGCGTTGCCGTCATCCATGGAATACAGAATGCGAGATTCACCGACGAACTCTGTGCCAAGTTCAAACTTTCGTTTGAGACGATAGCTAAGGCGCATTTTCGCAATACTCCCTTGCCATGTGACACTTGTAGGACTTTCCCATGGATATCCACTCTGTATTTTTACCAGAGCTTCGTTATACAGCTGCTTCACTAAGGCGAAATCTATTGCATCCCCACCCTTATCTGGATGGTGAATAGATGCTAGAACTCTGAATTGTTTGGTCAATGCTTTCTCATCACCATATTCATAAAGTTCTTCAGGTGTTTTTGCTGTGAGCATTATCTGGCTATCCATTTAAGCGTTACACCATTTTTGCAAACAGCACTGACATCCGCAGCACTTCCAGCAAAACTGAAACTAGAAAGCTCTTTGAGACCGCCTTTATCTGTGCAAGCGATTATAGCCTTTTGAGCATTATCGCCACTAACTGTTAAACTAGATAGTGAAAGCGACAAGACTGTTACAAATGTAATTACTAATCCAAACATCATCGAATCCTAAATGTTAACTTTGTTTTTCGAGCGGCTTTATCGGCTAGCTTATTCTCCAAGGTATTCAGGTACTCTCGTGCCTTTTCCAAGGGAATTCCACTATGCCAATACGTAAAGCAGGCGTCTAAAAGGCGAGGGTCGTAAATCCTGCCTTTCATCAACGAGTTTAAATAGTCACCTTTGTCAAGGCGTTCATTCATCGAGGTCTACTCCAAAACGCGGGAGTCTGTTCTTAACGTCAGCTACGATTTTGTCCAGATCAAGACCGTGCCGCTCGTAACGATTGGTAGCTGCAATTGCATTCTTGATCACATTGCAATTGATCAGTCCAAGCTGAGTTGCCCGAAAGAGTGCGAACATTCGCAGATACGATTCTCCGCAAATGTCTTTATATAGGACCCAAATGTTCGGCCCGTACACGCGATTCGTGTCCAGGCTAAGAAGGGGTGTAAGTCCTGCAAGCGCTGAATCAGGATCATAAGAAGGATATTTCTGTGTGCCTTCCAAACAGACAGTGAGTGCGCCGGGATTGCCTTCACTCAGAGCCAGTACGATGTCCATGATAGACATATTCAAGTTGATACGATCTTTATCCGTGTTCATAACACTTTCCTTTATGAAGAGTACATCGCATTATTGCTTTGTTTCTTTCTTCATATAAGATGGCAATTTTCCCGCGATAAAAACCCCCCATATGTTACTATGAGGGGTTTCCTTTCTTGCAGCTTATAAGCTGAATTATCCGCACATGTATATGCAGGCTATTTGTTTAACTTCATTTGGCGAGGTAAACATAACCGACTCCCTTGCCTTACCTATTGTAAAATTACGAATGCCACTACCAGTCTGTCGCATCGCCTTTCCTCTTATAGGACTAGCTGTAAGCAAATCACCTATAGAAATGTCACCGTTCTTACCACATACATTTATCATACCTTCTCCCAATGAATTGATGCTTACTACAGACATTCCACTAGGAAGGCTAAATTGCGCTTTCTTGCCTTTAATTAAAGTAGCAGGTGCACTATCTGTACTATTCAGGCCGTCTGCATATCTCCCCGCAATTAATGTATCCCCCTCATCAAAAAACTCAGCAGGAGGTATCGCATGTATTTCGCTTAGTACACCTATAACTGTTGGGTCTCTGGACGTAGCGCTTGCATTAACACGCGAGAGTGTGTTGGAGATATCTAGCTTCTTGACGATTTGTACATCAACCAGTACATCACCCAAAACAAGCCCGACAAGGTCTGTATTAAATATCACACCTTGGTGAAAGCCCGTAAATGGACCATTTCCATCTGCAGCATATATTTTGCCTTGTCCAGCTATAGCCTGAGCAGCATAGGATACATTAGCCAGTGTTATTCTTTTCAAAAATGTCTGGGCACTACCATCGGATGGTGTAGTCAAATATCCACAAGAGCCGCCATATCCACTGGTTCCAAAAATAGCCTGATATCTAGCAAGATTATATGTGCCAGAAACTACACGATAGTTAGCATACGCAGCACATGCAGCATCTATTGAGCCAAGAGCTGCTTGATATTTTGAATTTCCGGTGATATCAGCATTTGACCAAGGTACGACAGCGTATACCATACTGAGCTTACCGCCAAGGAACCCGCCGCCAGTAAAGGAATTATATATTTGATCATCAGGTGTTGCGGCAGTAGCATTATCTGAATAGTAACCACTTACGCCCCACCCATTAGCGCCTCTTGTCAGGCCAGTGATAGCTCCAGCAGCTGAAGTAGTATTATTCTGAATACCAAGTAACGAAATACCTTCGTTAGTTGTCCTTATAAATCTACCAACAGCTGTTAATGCGCTATTCCCGTATGTCTTTGATAGACCTATCGAGAATTTGCCGCCATTATAATTTGAGGTTTGCTCACCACTTGTTATTGTATTTACTTTTACGCTATCAGCAACAATTGCGCCACCATTTATAAATGTCGTATTAGTACCATCAGAAGCTAAAGGAGTCGAAAGGTTTGTAAATGTCGCAAGCCCATTGAAGTTCTGCCACTCAAATACAACAGAGGGAACTTCAGTAATGGTCCCACCATACGTGTCCTCTGTAAATATAACAGAAAATGCCCAGTATTTATTTGAAGCTGTTGTTGCACCAAGCGCAGCAGGAATAAACGTAGTAGACCAGTTTGCTTGGCCTGCTGCAGTAAGTGTAAGTACATTAGTAGAGAAGTCATAGCTATACTCAGCGGCATCAAGCCTCGTAGGCGCAGTACTTCTAGTATTTTTGTAGTAGATATATAAAGAAATACTGCGTGGGCCAGTAGCACCAGCACTACCGTTACTACCAGCATTACCGGTATCGCCTTTATCTCCTTTGTCACCCTGCTTAGCCCTACTAAAAGTCTGTGCTTTAGTCATTGTGAAAGCTGTACCATTAGCAGACTTACCACTTACGGTATAAGTCACACTAGCCGTATCAGCAGTCATAGCTGAATGATCTCCAACTACAGTAGTATTGCCAGAACCTACAGGTTTATTAGCTGATGTAATGCCTAAGCCTACACCGGCTTTAATTGGAGCAGCACCTGTACCATCAAGTCTCCATGTACCATTAGCAGCTAATGTTTCGCTATACGCTAATTGTGTAACACCGTCGTATACATAAATAGTAGTACCAGATCCACCATATATACCAACACCAGCGGCGTCAGTAGTAATAGAGTGTGAATCATTACTAAGCGCCATAGTCAAGCCATCAAGACCGGCAGTTCCTCTGAATACAACTTGTATAACAAATGTATCTAATACCGTGGTATTAGACATATCAGCATCGGCATATAGCTTAATAGTATAAGAGCTAGCATCATCACTCGTAGCCGGAGCAAGCGTAATAGTGTTCAGAACTCTAGCGCTTTCAACTCCGTTATTAGGCGTAACAGTTAAATAACCATATGGAGCTATAACACCAGCGCCATTAGATCTACCATATGCCGTAACTTGCGAGTATACGCCATCCGTGGCTGCATCTGGAGAAAGCTTTGAAATTACTGGAGTGGTAACATCAATGTAGTACACTGTAGCCAAAGCTGAGCCATCTTTAGCTTTACTAAATGTTTGTTCTTTTACTATACTAAACGGTTTACCAGTAGACGACTGGCCTATTAATTCATAGGATATTTTACCAGTGTCTGCCGCATTCATATCTTGATGCTTGGCAATCGTTATATATGAAGTATTGTCAATTACGTCAGCGAACAATGAGGGTAGGATGTCCACATAGTTACCTACATAAGTACCAACCGGCACTAACTTCCATTTACCTGGTGAATTACCAAGACCATCATATGTAAGCCTGACAGCCCCTTCATAGACATAAATATCTGTACCAGAATTGTCATAAGATGTAATAGCGCCTGAGGAATTGGCCGGGAAGGTATGTGTATCGTTTGTCAACAACCCGCTAATAGCAGGCTCCCCTGCAGCCCCATTATAGGTTACATTAAGTACGAATGTATCTATTAAATTACCACCGGTCAACGCATCATATAACCTTAACGTTACACTTTTTGCCTTAGAAGTAGATGCAGGCGTATAAGATATGGGAGAAGCTACTCTCGGGGTACTCTCAATGCCATTATCATCTTGTGTGGTTAAGAAACCATACACAGTCTCCACAGCACCTCTTGCTTCTACACCAGATGCATTTACGGTACTATAATCCCCATCAGTAGCACTGTCAGGAGCTAGTTTAGTAATCACCGGAGTTGCTGAGTTGATAAATCTAATTACACTGTCAGCACCGTTATTTACCTTACTGAATGTTTGATTCTTGTAAAGATCAAAGGCTATACCGACGCTATTTTTACCCCTGACGTGATACACCACTTGTGCGGTGTTATTTGTTATAGCACTATGCTCACCAATCGTGGCATATGATCCACCATCGAAGATGGCACTATACAATGAAGGCGTGATATCACTACCTGTTCCTGCGTATGTGCCATTTGGCTCTATTCTCCAAGACCCATCAGCCATGCCCGTGGCGTCATACTGTAAGGCTACAGTACCCTCATACACCCACATCCATGTACCTGAACGTGAATAATCTATTGAAGTTCCATTATCTGGTATTGAATGAGCTTCGTTAGATAACGAGACTGATAGACTAGAGTCCCCACTGTACCCTTGGTATACTACCTGTATAATCTCAGTGTCTAGAACTACAGTGCTAGTATCTGTCTCGTATAGTTTAATCGTGTAGCTGTCAACATCCGAATCTGGCAAGGGTTGGATTGTAGCATTATTTAAGTATCTAACACTCTCAACACCATTATCTGGGGTAAGTGTAAGCCACCCATACAGAGTAGGAGGGACAGTGGATATGTCATATCCTGCTACGTATACTAAACTATAATTACCATCTGTAGCAGCGTCAGGTGCATCCTTAACAATGACTGGTGAGCTGGTGTCAATCACCTTCATACCGATAGCATCTACTCCATTCTTGGCCATTATTGTAGGGGGAGCCCATGCCAGCGTATTGTCTATTGTAGCTGGCGGAGTTACGCTGGCAGTAGAAGTAGATACATATAATGGATCATTACCATTGGGTATTGTAGCAAGCCACCCGTTATTAAGTCCATTAATAGTAAGAGTAGAGAAGTCGTAAGAAGTACCAGTAGGGACAACAGGTAACGTAGCTGATCTTTGGTATATGAATAACGTAGCAATACTAGATCCATTTAGGTTACCATTAGCATCAGCTGTGTAGAGTCTACTACCGTATCCTACAGTTGATCTACCGCCGTCATCCGACTTACCCACAATAGCAAAGCCATAGATACCTTCTCTGTCGAACTTTACATATTCAAATTGTTTATTTTTTGTTTCACCGATCTTTACAAAATTAGTATCTGTATAAGTTCCATGCAGGTCAATGATCATCTGCGATCTAGCATAGCCACCTGCAAGTTTAGCATTCCATGTATCGGTAGCGTAGCCATCCGGCAAAGTCTTAAACATTGATGTATAGACTTTTTCGATGAATACAGTATTAGAATCTCCAGGCGGATAATTTGCTGCAACAGGTGGTAGCAGCATAGATGATGCGATAATAGTCTCTAGGCTTGTTTTATCAACTGCAGGATTGCTGTACCATGCACCAACAACTACAACGTCTGGCGTTAGCTTGAACAACGTTCTGTAGAACCTGTGCATTATAGCGGTAAATTGATATGGACTGTCTAAGGCGGCCTCGTCTAGAATCGGAGAACCGTCAGGGTACAAGTTAGTCCCACCATACCAATACATCACTTCATAAGTAGAAGCTTTAGTGGTCGCTACATCCTCCCACGCAATATTGAAATTAGAGTATGTAATATTATATGGAGGATTAAGTGTCCTATAATAAATACTCGGGGGTCTCACATATACATCGTCTGCCACATTCCATGCGAATACTTCTGGTGTAAATCTGACAGCAGTTATTTGTATACGCCCTTCTTCATCCATTGAGGCTTCTTGTACAAGAAGATTCTCACCATTATTAGGAGTAGGGTTGATAGGTGGCACAGCCCCAGGGGGGTCTATATAGAAATCATTACTACGTATGTTAATTATATCGCCAGGCTCAAATACTAGTCCAGAGAATCTTACTGACAATGTGTACACCGCAGATACGCGACTCCGTCTTACACGCTCTTCTGCCTTAGCCTTGGCATGGTAAGGGTCCTTGATCGCAGGGTCATAAAACTCTGCCTCTAGCTGAACTCCATTATCTTCTGCCATGAAGATACCATATACACTAGTCGGATACTCGGGCTGTCCTGGTAAGTATTTCTTAGGCCACGATATGCTATCATCTTTAAACTCTAAGCCTTCGTTGGCAAATTTAATAGTACAAAAGTTTAGACGCTCACTTGCATTCGGCCATTTAATAGTGCATTTATCTCTTATTAAATCATCATCCGTAAGATAAGCAGATACTTTAATAGCAGCGGTGTTTACAGGATATTGAAGTAATAGTTTATACTTACCACCTGACCACGTAAGCTGTGCACCATTCATAGACTCCAGTATCTTTTCTACATTATCTCGCAGCGAGTCTTCGGTATTTAACGCAATATTGCACTCATACAGTGGTAACGCTCTTTTAACAGAAGGGATAGGGTTCGTTAAATTAAAGATCTGTTTAGTGACGCTGTCAATAGTAAGAGCTACTGCTGCACCGCCTTTTATCTCTTTAGCATATACGCGTACAACCCCGCTATGTCCGGCCGTAATCGTAACAGTATTTACTACGGTAACCTGCCAACTGTTTGACGTATTGATTAATACATTATCCAGATAAATCTCGTGATAATCATCTGCTGCGGAGGTAAACGTGTAAACCCCTCCTTCAGTGAATTCTACTGTGTATGATCTATTAAATTCAATCGTCTTTTGATCGTACGACCAAACACCGTTATCATTCAGGAATGGCTGATTAGGTGGTAACCTAACTTTGACAACATTCCCACCCATTGAAGATGGTGTCCAAATGTGGCCCTGGGCAATGGCATCATTCATTACCACCGTTGCACATACCCTCGCTGCATCGTAGAATGATCCTAAGTCTAATTCACTAGTAGGCATTCCGACACCGTAAGTGGTGCTCATTAAGTAGTCGAGGAGAACCAGTGCAGGATTATTCGAGTATGCCTTAGTAGCGCTAAGAGAATACACACCTGCTGTTTCCACTATCGAATATACTTTTTGACCTTTGAGCAGGAATTGGATATCTGGGATTCCATTATACTGAGGATTGTCTCTATTGTATTTGAACACCATTGAGGCATAAGCCACACCGTTAAATGCAGCATCTGCTCTACCATTAGGATTAGCCGGGCTACCCGGCTCGTCAAGCAATTTGGCATTACCAGGATAGTTGTAGGCCATCATCGGATCAACCACGCCGCCGTCATTGTATATATTAATACGGAGTCCTATTGCAAAATCCGGATGGTCATAAAACCTATCTCCAGGCATTTTCACATCTACAACGCCTTCAATGCCTGCATGGCAGATCGCTTGCTGGATAAATAAGAATTCGTTCTTTGCACCGTTTACTGTCCAAAAGAGACCGGTGCCATTCTTGGTGCGAGTTATCGTCTCCACAGTAGGTCCATTAACAGGGTCACCTGTAGAGATGACTTCATCCACTACTTCTACAGTTCTAGTTCCCGAGGCAATCTCATAACCACCGGCGCCTGTACCTCCTGTAGGTGTATCCGGGTGATCGAAGTTACTTTTTGTGCCGTGAAACACTCTAGCACCACCGACCATGGCTCTGCCATATGCGACAACCAGAGAACGAACTTCTGCTTCATAAGGGACTTCTATACCCTTAGCGGCGTCTTGAGCTTGTCTAGCTTGTTTTGCTAATTGTTGTTGTTTTATAATAGAGTATACCGCGATGACTGCCTGTACTACATATAGGAATATTGCAAACATTATATTTTACCCCACTTTAATGAAGACTCCGACGATCCCACATGAATACGGTCAAAAGCAGAGTCATTAGGATATCTAGCTCTCATAGCTTCCTTCGAAGTTACGAAAGTGTTTCTTCTGTCAAGCGCAGCCATAGGACTAGAACATTCTATTACAGCGACCTGTGTTCCTTCTACAGCATCTATATCGATACTAGTAGTGTCCACTTTGCCTTTGTACACTCTTAGAGTGTCCCTAATATCTCTGAATGGTTCATCATGGGGGACTATGATACCGTCGCTACCTGCTATCGGGACTCCTTTATTTATAAAACCCATTGTGACGGTGGCATCGGAACCAACAATGCCACTATCAAATAAGCTTCGGTATACACCACTGACGTCTATAAAACTTATCTTATAAGCCTCTCTATCTACCACAGCCGTTTGCCTAGGAGGTTCTGCGGACTTAATGGCACCGCCTGATACGTAATCAATACCGTTAGACATTAGTATATCATATGGTAGAGAAGTAACGTTCGCTGCTTTAGTCTCTATCAACAAAAACATCTCAACAGACCTTGCCTGTATGATTTGTTTAATCGGAGTACTGAGTGTTTTCATACTACCTCAATAAAAGTTATGGAACCCGGATCAGATAATATGCCGTCCGTGTATATCATTCCAAGAACGTTGGTTGAGTCATAGGTTGCCTTAAAATTTACAGTGTCATCATGTTCCATCAGTACTCCGACTATTGAACGTTTAAGTTTTGGAAATATACCCATTGTTCCATTGCCTGTGATATCTGCTGTTATCATGTATGTTTTATTATCACTGGTAAATCTTACGAAATCTCCTTTACGAAGCGTACCTGTGTTTCCAGTGATATTTACAGAACCTGCTCCAGCAGTTCCAGTCGCATTTATCACGGAGGTATTCCTTGCGATATTGCCGCGATATGGCTGCGGCATTCTTATATCGAACACGCCATCGAAATTATTCATTACGCTATGCGCGAAGAAATCTGCATTACTATTCGTAGGCATTAGGTTGGTTTTTATTTCCCACCTCTGCGCAGATTGACCATAGGTCAGTCTTTGTAAACTCATCGTATCGCCGCTGTACACTGGCTTATTACTGATAACACTCATAGGCGCGGCAAATTCAATTGCCACCACACCGTTTATAATAATTCCTGCCATTTAGTTCTCCTTGAGATGAAAATTCTGTGCTTAACTACACATTTCCCCGCTGGCCAATCTGATAACTAAAAGCCTCCAGTCCCGCCCCTCCCTATTATTAGGTAGGTATAATCATTATGTATTCCCCCTAATTCCCCCCTAAGAGTTATAATCTTCCCATGAGTAGGCTTCCAACAAACCTGTTCACAGCGTTGCAAGAAAACTGCTCGCGAAAATGCACCCCTATTATTCCTTAATTGGACTTAATGGGGGTTTTTAATTGCTAAAAATTACTAACGAGTAGCAACTTTATAGTTCGACTCTCTATTATAGCTATTAACACCGTTTGAAATCTCCGGTAACATCTTCATTATTTCTTGTTTAGTCTGACGAGAGATATCGCCTGTGATGTTGAGATTGACAACAGTAGACTTATTGTTCACTGTACTAGCGGTCTTAGCATCATTGTAGACGGCCTCATTACTCGATGGGGTGGGTAATCCTACAATTCCACCTGAAGCAAATCGTAATGGTTGTCCTGAATTAATTCTAGTCAATAATGATGCATGCTCTTTTGTAGCTGCAGTATTGACCACAAATTCACCTTTAGACAACATTGCCGGTACTGAGTCAGAAGTACTAGTACCAGGGCCATTTACGACACCTGCTACTGGACCACCTTCAGCCAGGAATATCGCGGAAAGGCCTTCAAAGATTGCAGGCCAAGCCTTGTCTACAGCTCCTACAAGCTGTGTACCTGCGCCTAATATTCCGCCTAGCAGTCCTGTACCACCTTTTCCACTACCCCCGCCGCCCAGCATACCGAGTATTCCAGATAAACCAGAAGATAACAACTTGCTGCCTTCAGTGAAACCTTTCTCCATATATCTAGCAAATTCTTCGCCAGAATTCTTAAAGGCCTCTTCTGTAGGTACATTGAAATCTTCAGCGAATTGCTCTGCGTTGATATCAGTCGTCTTAGCATTAGGCTTAGATATACCAAGTCTATCAACACCAGTGCCACCAATAAGTCTATCCACCGCTTGAGAGAATACATCTACAGATGATTGGAACACCATCTGAGGCTCTGAACCAGGTACCTTAGTTCCTAATAGATCACCAAGCCCGAATATATTCGCGCCCATATTAGTGAAGAAGCTTCCTAGGAAGCCATTAGGCCCCATGATACGCTCTGTCAGGCCTTTGATCAGCGTATCTTTTGTAGCATCTGCAATAGAGTTAGTAATTCCATTAAAGAATGTCTTGATGACGCTTTGATTTTCATTCTTCTTACCATCTAACAATCCTCTTAAGGATGTACCAAATCCATTAGCTACAGATGCCCTGAAAGAATTAGCTGCTTCTCTCAGTCCTACCTCAAAGCGCGTTACAGAATCTACAAGAGATGTTATATGCTCATCAATCGCATCTACCTTAGCTTGATTAAGCTGCTTCTGCTCAGGTGTTGCAAACTCATCTCTACTCAGTTTGAAGCGTTCTATACCTAACTGTTTTATCTGTTCTGCAACCGGCGTATTACCAATCTTGTTAGCAATGCGTTTATCAATACCAACTCCTCTTAATATGGCATTCAGATCCATACCTTCTAGGAATTTAGTTCTGTAGTTCGTTTCTGCTTCATAGAATTTTCTAAAAGTGTCAGAAGCAATCTCTCCGGTTCTATTCTCCACACTTTGTTTCGGAGTCTCACCAGCACTCTTTATGCCTAGACTTTGTAATATCGCACTAGTATTCTTCTCAGTAGCAGACGTATTATTGTCTAATGCCAGCACATTGGGGTTCTTTAGCGAGAGACCCTCCTGATTCAAAGAGGCTTCCAGATCTGCTAAAACCCTAGTAACATCGCCGTCGCCTGAGAAGGAGTTCAGAATGGCAGCAGATTTCTCGCTCAAGTTAGGCAAATCAAATGCTTTCTTCAAGCTCTCCATTCCAGCCGCTTCAACACCAAATTCTCTCCTCTTATTTGGAGCTAACTTAGCAAAGTCAGAGAACTCCAGTTTGAAATCAGGGGTCATTGCCGCAATTCTCTCAAATGCGGTTTTAGCGCCATCGGTCAAGGCTTGAGTAAATCCATCTGCAACACTCTTGATGAAGGTAAGGAATGCACCCTTTTCTGTCATCTTCTTCATACGCATGAGGAAATCTTGGACAGATTCATCAGTACCTGTTACGCCGTCACGCTTAATCTTCTTTAGCGTCTTAGACATCTCTTCAGCAACGCCGACAAAGCCCTTTCCAAAACGTTCAAAGTCAAGTAAATCAAAAGAAGTGCCAAGTACTTCATTTACAGTACTCATTGTACCTTCAAACGTTTGAGCAAGCTCTTCTGTAAGTGCCTCTACTTCATCTGTAATAGCGGCTAGTGTCTTATAACGACCGAGAAGCTCGTCCATACTTTTTACAGGACGTTTGAGATTTTCCTCAGCTTCTAATTGGCGTCCATAAAGGCCTTGTATACCTGCCATATCAGCTGGTTTAATTTTAGCAATACTACGAGCGTCTGATAATCCTAATTTATCAAACATACCTTTCATTGCTTCGCCGGACTTCGACATACCTGCCAGCATTAATTTTCTCGCAGCTGCAAGTAAGTCTAAACGCTTATTCACCATAGCAGTAAGCTTTTCACCAACTATACCGGATGCAGAGGCTTCGCTAATTTGTTTATTCATTGATTCAATTGCAATGCCGATCTTTGCTAGGCCTACCTGTGTCGCTGACGTGAATGAACCCATCACCGTTTGAGATATCTGTATACCAGCCTCAGATATATTAGTCAGGATATTATCAAGCGTAATCTTGGTGCGGTCTTCGAGCTTAGATAAAGCTTCTTCTGCAGAGTATTTATCTTTAGCGCCCTTTATTATTGTAGGGACGTCTGTGGATGCCATATCAACGGCGGCTTGAGTCTTTTTACTCATTGAGTTCAGATATGACTTCATGTTGCGTTCTGAACTCATAGCGCCTGTTGGCAAGGCTTCTCCAGTAATTCTAGAAACCTCCTGAACCTTCTCACCTAATGGTTTGTTAGATTCAGTTACTCTCTTAACATCTGAAGCCATCACCTGTGCTATTTGATCTTTAATCTGCTTAGTAAGACCAAGGGCTTCACGCATCTTCTTAATTATTTCATCGAACGCATTTTCATCACCTGGTTGGATATCTTTTATTTCTTGATTTTTCTTACGAAGCATATCTAGCAGCCCCGCGACCTGCGTAACGTCGCCTTTTGTAAAACCAACGAAGTTATCCAGCTTGATCTGTTCTATTCCTAGACCTTGTAGTTTAGCATTTATATCGCCAAACATAGTGCTAGTAGGCGTCAAATCAGTGATTAATTTGCGGTTATCTGCGACTTTCTTAGCAGCCTTGGCGCGTTCCTCCATTGACGCATTTAAAGGCAGATCTGCAAGTTCTTGTTCTGCTTTCACTAGGTCGCGTGTAGCCTCCTCAAGACGTTGAAGAGCCTCCTCGCCGTAGTTCATTGTTGTGAACAGTGTAAGTAAAGACTCTTTTGTGGTATCAAGCCCGCCTGCTTTAATTATGAAGTCTATACGTGTTCCTGCATTCCTAGAGGCATTAGCCTTATCCATCAGTAGTTTAGCGTCTTCTTGAATTTTATCAATTTCTTTTTGGATATCACTGCGAATGCTAACGTTACTTGTGCGGGATAGCTGGAACTTTAATGGTTCGACTTTAGCTGCCATCTCTTGGAACTTGGCAAAATCTTCTGAAGTACCTTTAAACTTCTCACCGAACTCGCCCATATCTACGTCAAGTAGAGTTTTCGCAGAGGAGGAAATCTCTTTTGTATACTTCTTAAACTCTTCGATACCCTTGTTTTCCCACGCAAGATCGCTATAAGTCTGCTTAATATTTAACAGGAAGTCATAAAGTTTCTTGGCATCCTCATCTGCTCTACGCAATTGTTCTTCGAAGCCTGCAGTAAATGGTTCTGCTTTTAATTTATTTAGCCTAGCCTCTGCAGCTGCGATATCTTTATCAACACCTTCGGGAGATCTTTGAATACTGTCAAAACCAAATTTCTTACCTGTCTCTCTCAGGTCGTTAAGCTCTTTAAGGTCTTTCTTAGCCTTGTCCAGCATCTCATTATAGATCTTGATTTCTTCTGGATCATAGCCAGTTACACCTTTAGCGCGCAACTCATCCGCTCTCGCCTGTGCGTCGCCATATTGGTTCTCGGTGTCCTGTATCAGCTTTTGAACTTCAGGCGGCAAGAATTGACTATAGTTAGCAGCATTTTTACCAGCATCCTGTAACGCCTTGGCTTGCTTCTTTCGCTCTTCTGTGGGTTGTATACTGAGTCCCTCTACAAAGTCTTTTTTAAGAGCTTTAAAGCCCATTATTGCGCCGGTAACGCCAGTTACAAGAATAGTACCTAAAGACGCACCAAGAGCTGCACCAAGGGGTGCTCCAACACCACCAGCTAACGCCCCAATAACTCCGCCTATGCCCGCTAATATTATGGGAACTAAAGCATACCACATGCTTCCTAACTGTTCTTCTAATACTTTGAACGGTACATCGAACTTCAGTTTAGTCATTAAATCGGAAAGACCTGTTGCGACATAAACAAACTTAGAGAACGCCGCTATTAGATCCAGTGTAATGGATATCATGGCTCCCACAGTGAAGCCGAATAGCGCTCCCATCGGACCACCTACGAGGCCTAAGGTAGCACCTATCATAGCAGGCCATGACGTCACCGTACTAAGTATATAGCCAAGCCCCTTTTTGATACCCTCTGTAAAGGCCATCCACCCTACTTGCACTGAGCTAATAGCTGCGACTGTAGAGTTGAGTATTGGAGTCCATCCAAAGAATCTTTTCGTCAATACCCAGGTTGAATTGTCTACGTCAAGCATAGATTTATTTAACGCCTCCATACTCGCAATCATTGTAGCAGAAGCTCTTTCAGGCATCCGCATCAAGATTCCACGAGTCTCTGTCGCTACAGTGTCTCTTTGTGTTTTCTGTTCTGTAGTAAGAAAGCCCTGCTTTACTTCCATAGACTGTAGATTCTTCATTGTCTCCGCGTAAGTAGCTGCAACCTCTTTTAATGTTGTTTGCTGTACGTCAGTTACCTTGCTGAAATCAATCTTATTTATTTCACCAGTGAAGTCTAAAGTCTTACCACCAATGGTCTGCGTTTTTAACTGGTCAGCTATCTCAAACTTCTTACCAGTTTTAGTAGTTGCTTCAAGTCCGAGGATTGATTTAATTTTATCATATGTCCACTCTAACCTATTAAAGAAACCCTCGCCTTTGCCAAATATAGCAACACCTAGAACACCGGTGGCTAAGACAGCGCCTCCAGCTAGGGCAGTAGGTCCTTTTAGCAATCTAAGGCCTTTCATCAACTGTGGGGATAGCTTTTCCCAACCTGCTTTTAGCCCTTTCCATGTGCCAGACCCTATCGAACTTGCAATATCCTTTAGAAGAGTTCCACTACTTTTAGCGGCGGCAACGGCACTAATCTTTGATAGTGCTGCAGTAGCGGCAACAGCTGACCATGTCGCTTTCGCAAATGCGATCATTCCAGCAGTAGCTTCACCGGCCTTCATCATAGCAACAGCATTAGCCATCCCAGCAACAGCCAATCGCATAGCAGATGCAGCCTTATTTGCTATATCATTTGCATTAGCAAAATTCTTTACAGCCGCAACTCTTTCTACCCACCATGCTAGCGCTAATCCAGGCGCCGCTACAATACTACCCGCTGCACCAATCAGACCTGCTATAGCTGATGTAATTCCACGTATTCTTTCCTTTACGGCATCGAATACGGCGGCACGACCGGCTGCTTTAGCGTCTTTAGATCCAATTTGTGACATAGCATCAGCAATTATATCATCAATACGCTTTTGCGGAGCTGCTCTTGCTGCTGCGATAGCTGCTTCTAACAATAAGGCTTCTTTCTTCTTAAACGCTGTCTTCAGATTAGTGTTTAACGTAGTAGCCTCTAATATCGCAGCTTTACGCATCATAGCTTCGGCAGACTGACTTAAATTTCCGCCAGCCATTGCTTTAGCGAGCTTCTCATTATTTGCATTACGTAACTTTTCTACTGCGGCGATGCGTTCATTGTCAAACTCTACAAATCGTGCCTTTTTATTCTCTTTAAATTTCTTTCGAGCATCCGTTTCTCCTGTATATTCAGCGCCTTTAGCAGCAGCTTGCATAGCTTCTATATTCACACCACGTGCTGCAAGATTCTTCATAGCCTCCTTACGTCTGAAAGCTTCTTCTCCTATTTTGTAGGCACCAAAGATTTTCTTAGCAGAGCCGAGTGCATACAGAGCGGCTGCAGCAGTGCCGAGAACTATTGCAAGTGATCCTACTACTTCTACAAGAGCTGAGATGGCGCTAGTTGCATCTGAAGCAGCGTTAGCGGTACCGACGAATAGTGCAGTAGCAGCAATACCAAATACCCATTTATTTTTAAATAAGTTTCCAAGCAATTCTAGACCTGCACCCATCGTAGCTAAGGCTTCTTTTGTGTATTTACCAATCATGGCAAACATCTCTTGTGCTTTTTGTGGGATACGTTTAAACAGGTCTAGTCTGTTTAACCTTTCAGTAAACGAATTAAACATTGCTCCAATAATACCGCTGACCCCAGAAGCTCTTTGACTTAGCGTACTTTCGCCAAATTTAATAGCTCCGATAGTCACGCCAAGATCCTTAACAGCTTTCTTTAAAGGAGACTTTTCAACCTTACTCGTATTTGACATAGGACCAAAATCAAGAGATCCTTGTCTACTACCAATAATAGCTGCACCATCAGCGGCAAACATATCCAATTGATCTGCAATCGGCCGCTTCCATTCAGACATTAACGGGGCCGTATCTAATGAGAATAAATCTTTTATTCCTATTTTTCTATCAGAATATGCGGCACCTCTGCTTTTTATTGCAGCGATATAATTACCTACTTCAGAGAATACATTGCCAATTGCATTACTCAATGGAGAATACTCCATTTTCATTTTCTTTGGCTTAGGCTTCATTCCCTCTAATAATGGGGCAAGAATGGTTTCGGTACCAGTTAGCTCTTGAAGTTTCTTTGAAAAGCTAGCGTATGCAGCAATAGCGGCTTTCTGTGCAAGACCTACTACATTTCCAATGATACGTTGCCCTGCGCCCTTTCCTAAGAATGCACCGGTTAACAGAGGTATCCCGAACACAGCCGCTTCAAGGAAATCAATTCCTTCTAAAAAAGACGAAGCAAATAATAAACCCGCTGCGACTCCATAAGCAGGAATTTCCATTGAATCTATAAATTTCGCGAATAACCCTTTTCCAGCTGGTTTACCCTTATTTATCTTATCCGTGAAAAAGCCAAAAATGCCTTCGTAGCCCTTCTTCTTTATCTTGCCATCTTTACCGAATTCATCTTCTTTTCCTTTAAGAACATTCCATATCTCTTTTCCACCCTTTTTCCTAAGCATGATCCACAGACCAGCAATAGCAAGGGTTAATGCAGTTACGCTATTAGTGACTACAGAAATAACAGCTGAAACGCTTCGCATTATTGGGCTAAATGCACCGCTTATCGTAGGAATTAGAGTATGCAGTAATGGACCAAGGCTAAGAGCCTTAACTAGGTATTCGCCAAAAGAACCAAAGAACGATTTGAAGAATGATTCAGTGAATGGCCCTATTAAATTAAAGATATCATTTAATATATTATTAATAGATCTTACTGCATTACTCGCTAAATCTCCCATTATAGAACCTAATGCACTTGCGAGAACTGGACTAAAAGCGCCCAATGCACCGCTCAAGGATGCGTTAAATAGATTAATGAAATAGCCTACTGCGCTTACTTTTAGATAGCCATTTCCAAAGGCTAATGCAAATCCTGCAATAATCGAAGAACCTATAGTCGTACTAAACGTTTTTGCTGCCTGTCCCCAATCAACGGTGCTAATCCTAGCCTTAAATTCAATGATAGCGCTGCCAAACTTAGTACTGCCAGAAGCTAGACTCGTTTGTATCTCTTTAAATACCTTTAACACCATGTTTTTGAATTGAGTCAATAAACTCTCAGTTTCAAACAATTTGGTGGTATAGTTAATAACGCCATTAATGGTATCAGGCCAGAAAGAATGTCCGACAACTGCATCATAAATATCAAAGAATGCACGTTTAACAAACTCTGCAAACGAGGCTATTCTCTTTTCTACTGCAGCCAAAGGTCCCATGGTTGTATCAAGTATCTTTTGAAACATGTTAACCATGAATAACTGAAACTCTTCGAAGCCATTTCTATTAAAATTAAATATTAGACTAATTCTTGTGTTGGCTAATTTTCTGGATAAGACCTTAAACCATTTCTCGACAAAGGAATCTATGGGCTTGAATGCATCTACAAACGCTCGATACATTCCTTTAGCGAATCCTTCCATAGGACTCGTAGTATTCTTAAGAATACCGCCGCCTATTCCACTAAATATTCCCTTAATAAATTCCCACAGTGCTTTAAAGACACCGGCTGCAGCAGCTAATACTTTATCTTTAGTGTTCTCTGGGAATAGGATAGTCCATAACGTTTCGCGATCTTCTAGTTTGCGCAAACCATTAAAGAACGCATTGAAACCTTTAGTTAATCCGTTGACAAATGCATTGCCTATTTTGTATCCTGTTGCTGCATTAAAAGCATCGGCAAGAGCATCTTGAATGGCTTGGAAGTATGCCACTACTTTCGCCACTACTTTAGCGATTATAGGCTCTAGCGTTGTAGCGAACACGTCTTGATATATGCGCTTTACGACAAGACCAATGTTCTCGAAGTATTTCAATAGACGATCAAACCGCGCCGAACGAATGCTATATAACCTGTTATCCATGAGGTTAAGCATTATAAGCGTCTTCTCTACCGGATGTAAGAATTCACGCAGACTACGGATCGCTTCTGTGAATAAGAACACCTGATCATTCATCTTGATGTTTCTACGTTGCTCATTTAATGCCTTCAGATTTTCTTTGAAGGTTACTAAAGAGTCTGACTTGAACATATTTACCCAAGCGCGCTCTAATCTGGTGTCGTTTGTCTGGAAGAATGTTAAGAATTCTTCAATACCTTGTAGATTGCGAACGAATGGCATTAATGCGTCATATGTAGCTGCGGTCATAGCAGCTCTCCAGGACTTAAATGCAGATTCTATACGAGATCCGATTGTGATAACAGGGCCTACGACATGAGGAAGAAATCTTGCAATATTCTGGAATGTTATCAATACGGCTGACCCGGACAACATTGCAATCTGACCCAACTCGCTAAATGTTGCTTTTAATTGGTCAAGCTTAGCGGTTAATGTATTAATCCGTTCTGTGGGTATGATCTCATCAGGTATCTCTTTTCCTTGAAGATCAAATTTCTTAAGTTTAGGTAACTCTACTTCCGGAGCTTTAACTTTTATCCTTGTCTCTTTTTGACTACCTACGAATTCTCTAAATTTGTCAATATAAGATTTGACATCCTTGTAATATGTGTAAGTATCATATGCATCTAACGGTGTTATCTCTAATTTTATCGCTGATTTAAGAGTCAACTCTGCTGCGCTAAATATATCAAACTGTTGTATATAGTTTCTAATATTATTCTTAAGTACGAAAATAGCCCCTACTGCAGCATTGGATAAACTATTCAGACTGTCTGAGACTTTTAAAATGCTTTTAGCGAATCTGTCAGCAAATCCGTAGAATTGATTGAAATCGCCTAAAGAATACATCAGTGTACTCTTCAATTGAGATAGCGCAACACCTACAGTAACTCGAGTATTGGCAAAGTCTTTACTGGTTCTAGCCGACATTTTCTCAATAGCGCCTAGAAAAACTTCTGTAGTTAGTTTGCCTTCCTCTGCAAATTTACGCAAAGAACCTGCATTAAGACCTAACTCCCTCGCAACACCCTGGCCCAGATACTTCATCTGTTCCATCACCGAATTCAATTCTTCACCACGAATGGTGCCTGACGCCATACCTTGACCTAGCTGCATCATTGCAGCACGAATAGACTCCATCGAGCTTCCGGACAGAGCCGAAGCTTGTTGAATTGTTGTTATCGCCTTAAATACTTTTTGCTGACCTACCCCGGCCTTTTCTAGAGCAGAAGACATGTCCACAAATGAAGACGCAGTATCTGCAAAATTACCGCGAGTTTCTTTTGAAATTGCAAATAATTTCTGCTGTGTTCTGATAAGATTATCCGTATCAGTAATTACTAATTTAAGTCTGTTCTGAATATTCGTTAAATCATCTGCAGCTTTGTGGAATACAGTGATTGTAGTTATCGCAGCAAATGCTGCACCCAGACTCATTACCGCAGACTTCAGACCACTCATCGCACCAGTGGCTTTGTCCGCAGATTTAGTTACCCCATTTAAGGAAGATTCACCAGTTTTCTTTAATTCTTTAAAGTTATTGTTTGTGTCGCTAACTGCCTTGTTAAACAGTTTAAAACGTGAACTATCTATCTTTCCTAATCCTTCTTTTGATCTCGCAGCTTTGTTAATAATATCAGACAAGCTTTTATTTATATCGCTTAGATCTTTCTTAGCTGAATCTGCACGTGTGTTGACATCGACTATAACGCCGGCCATAATAGTCTACCTTTCATTAAAAAGCCCACCTTTTTTAAGGGTGGGCGTAGAAATCACTTAGATCTCACAATTGCGCCATTAGGTTTTACTCCTGATTGCGACAATACAGTCTTCTCTATGAAAAAAGAAGGGGCTTGTTTTGAATGTCCCCTATTCAACTCCTCAATATACTCCACATCATTGACAATAGAGTTTCCATCTATACGCCAACCAGCACGAGCATTTCCAGTATCGATAGGAGTAGCAGCGACCAAATCTTTAACTAATTTTTGCATAACAACTTTAGTTTGTTTCGCTGCCTCTGCTTCAATTAATTTAGTAAGATTCATAGTGGTATTTTATCACCTCCTCGTGCTAAAGCTATCTTTTGGAACATGAAAGATTGTTTGAAGTTTCCTCCAAGACCGCCCTCTTTCTCAACAGTACGCGTATTGTATATCGCGTTTAACGAACTAAATATCTCGCCTGGCTTATGCTTAACACCTTGTGTTTGAAGAATTTTATATGCACGGTCATCGGCTCTCCAATCAATCGGGCGTCTACTCAAATAGTCACCCCACATAAGTAATTCTTCATAAGGCATTTCTTGCATAAGTTTATAAACAGGCATCTTCAGATGAAACGCTATTTCATATATTTCTAGCATTTCATCTGTAAGTATTACTTTCCCGTTTCTCCACCAATCCCGGAGAACTTCATGATTTCAGTGGACAGCTTCGACAGCTCATCAATAGGAAAGTTATTGAAATCGTCATCCGAGATTTCGCTAGCATCTGCTACAGCGGAGCGAATAACAGTCTTCAAGGTCTCAAAACCTTCGTCTTCACCGCCTTCAGCTGCTTTAGCCTTGGCTTGAATATCCTTTACTTCAGCTACACTCAACTTCGAGATTTTGATATCCTCGCCCATAAATTTAACGGACTTGGTCATCTTTTTACCAACTAGATCTTTAAAGCTCATGATACTCTTTCTATTAACAGGGGTTTCGGTGATTGGTTTTTTAAATTCAAACTTAGACATTTTGCAACAAACGTTTTTGCATCTCGTCTAGATCATTGCGCAATTTATTCAATTCAGATAATGTTACAAAGATTTCCTTAGAGACTTCTTGGTTTGAGTCATATTCACTGATACGTGAACTCGTAATACGAATGCTGGTATCTACAGCCTTACGCATTTGCATAAAGGTAGCATTAATAGCATATTTACGTTGAAACGGTTTAACAAATGTTGACATTTTTAAAGTAGGTAAAAAGATGACCCCATTTTCAGGGGCCATATATTAATTAATTACACAGTCCATGCACCGAAGAAATCGGATTGGATAGTGATCGAAAGATCTGCCATGGTGGAGTCAGTAAGAGAGGGAGTCACAAGCAGCGATTCCATTTTGCCAACCCAGTAATACAGGCTGTTCTCCACGAGACCGAGACCGGTAGGCGTAGAGGCAAATTTGCCAACGCCAGGCTGGGTGTTAAGCAGCGCAAAGCGGAAAGCATATTGCTGACCATCACCAACCATTCCGGCTAACAGACTTGCAGGAGTGCTGTCTTTCGCCCACACTTCCGGGACCATGTTGATCTTAATGGTCATGTCCGGTGCATCAGCTTGACCTTGGATTTGTTGCGAAGTCTTGTAACCATACACAGGAACTTTCACAACGTTTGGCGGGGTACCCATTGCCGGAAATTCACGAACGTTGGTAATGCGAATGAAATCGCCAGCAACAGGAGTTGCAGTTGCAGGCGGAATTTCCTGTGCAAACAACGCGTTGAATTCAGCCGCAGTATCCAAACCCGCATATCCAGCAACAGGATCAAACGCATTGACCGAGAGGTCAGAATACATTGCTGCGCCGATAGATTTAATGTGTGCCATGATTAATTTCCAAAATAAGAGAGAGGAATTGAATAAAGACTACGATGAAGCTTTTGATTCGCCTTATCAAGTCCAACATGTGACAACAGGCTAGAGCTGAATTGCACTCGCCCAGTGCCATTACTTAAAGACTTACCCACTAAATACTTGTCAAGCGCATCTGCAATAGCTGATGCTCTAGAAGGTCCTTCGCCAGACGGAATGAAGATGTCTATCATCATCTGTCCCTGCATATGTTCTAGCTTAGCGTAACCAGACTTCGGAGTATCCATAATGATATGCACCCTAATATACTCGTTATTAGGGGCATCGCCTATGAAATTACTAGGCATTGTAACAATATCTTCACTTTGCCATTCTTGTGTTCCAAAGATAGATAATGATAACGATTCAAGAGCTTCGTATTTACCCATTTGAAGCTCCTTGTAGACGCGATACGCCAGAAGTTATTGTATAATCATCATTCGTATAAGGAGGAACAATGTTCCAGGTTTCATTATTAATGACGATTTTATCGTAGATAGTAAAATCATCTACATCTTCTGCCAACATAAGTATTTCGCCTCTTATAGTGTTCTCTGCATTTTTATCACGACCCTTAGACGTGAAAACTACCTTCACTGTACTCTTGCGAGTAGGGTTTTCTTCCGCTGTACGGGTCTGAAAATTAAATGTAGAAGAGTCCTTTTGTAGGAGTTTGCATTCTAATGCGAGATTACCAATAAGTTTAAAAGCCATTCTGGCCTTCGACTGTGCAAGTTCTCTATATCCCATTAGTTTGCCCTCCACCACAGACGTGCACCACCATTAACCAGTAGTGGGCGAATAAGGGTATTCACCACTGGTGATTGCTTGCCAGGGTTTATGATAGTATCTAATACAATTGAACCTACTCGAAGATTCTGAACTGTACCAGTGCTATCTAAGACACCTTCATTTGTAAGCATATGAAAGGCCTGCTCATAACAGGCTTGCTTCACACGCTCCGGAACACCTTCAAGGATTACCTGTCCGCCTATTTTCGGATCAAAATAACTACCAATACGTGGAAACGCTAGAGGTTGAGTAACACTTACAACACTTCCTGTCCAGGAGTTTTGATCCAGTACAGCAGTTGCTGAAATCAACGATTGCTCTTTTCTGAGAGGGTCTGTATCAACCCAAAGATCAGCATCGATACGATTCGCGAAGTAGGCATCAGCCTCAGCTACATCAACGTAAGAATTTGTACCTTTGACTAGTGCCATAAGTGTTTCTCCCTATAAGAATTAGGCCTTCGCTGATTAAGCGTGAAAGATCGGGAGGATACCCAGGCTGAGAGCCGAAGATGCCTTACGAATCCAGGTACCACGAACCGTAGCTTGCAGAGTTGCAGCACCACCTGCGTTAGTGTAAGTCTCCAGGGGCTGCGGGACACCGGCAGGCACTGCCGAACCACCAGTACCAGACACTGCGGTATCCACAACGTACTTGTACTCAGCATCACTCGGAAACACCGTGGTCAGACCAGCCCAATCGTAGCCACCAGGATGATACACGTTACCCCAGCGATACCAGATATCGGTAGAACCGCCACCGTTATACGAACGCGCATCGCGGTAGATTTCCACCGGAGTAGGCACGGACAGAGGTGCCATAGCAATAGCACCAGGCAGAACCAGGAACGAGGTCTTCACACCGGTAATATCCACACCACCACCAGTATTGATCATCGTCAATTCGGCAGTAGACATACTTTGGTTAGCACGCGTCTGGATCAAACGGAACTTGCCAGAGAAGATCGTGTCGAACACCACGTTGGCCTCAACGACCTTGGTTTCATCAACCAGATTGGCGGAACGCAGCGAAGCCAGAACTTCAGGCGAGACCACAAGATAGCAGTACTCCGGCTCATAATCTTTCCAGGCCATACCGATCGCATTCAAGAAGCCTTCAGCACGCTGGGCGCCTTGTTGAGTAGACGACGGCGGCACAACCAGTTTAGAAGCGCCAAGATCAACGTAGAAACCAAAGCGTTTATCAGTCGGATCGTTTGTGAAGGTTTGTCCACCAAGACCAACAGCGCCAGAGCCGCTAGCTGCACCCATGAGAGCTTCAGTGATTGCGACACCCTTGAGCACAGTCAGGATAGAGTTATGCTCATCTTGACCACGCGTCTCACCGAAGTCACGGCTAATCTTTGCCAGGCCATCCACTTGAGAGATAACTTGTTGCAGATTAACTTGAGTTGCACCATGCGTACGCACAGTCTTGACGTACGAGCTGAAGTCGGATTGGTAGCTAGTACCAGTACCGTTAGCAGCATTCGTCAAAGATGCAACGTTGATGGTGGGATTCAGGGGCTTGAACCAACGAACTTGACCAATAAAGGTCTCGGTAGAGGTATCGATGTTCGGGTTCGAACTCACAATACCGGTGCCAGACAACTTCTTGGCATTCGTGTACGCTTCATCGGAGTATGCGCCGAGAGCGTTTTGCAGTGCATAGGTATTTGCACCGTTAATGTTGTTGACAATTTGAGTCATTTCAATTTTCCAGTTTTAAATAGGAGGTTGGTTAGGTCCAATTTTGCCTGCAGCTGCAAGTGCAAGAACTTCACTCTGCGGCATATCGAACAATGATTTCTTACCAGATGCAGCGGGCTTTCCGCTACTATTTGTAGTAGTAGTCGTTCCACCGCCACTATTCGCCTTTGGCTTAAACAGAAACGATTGATCCTCGTCTTTTGAGAAAGCTTCGCAATAATCACGAACAGAAATACCAGTTCTGTGTACCCACGTACCGGACTCATTCTGTACGAGCTCTGCAACAATTTCTTTAAAGGCCAGTTCAGAGGCTTTGTCATTCTTAAAAGAATACGACTTCAAAGCGTCTTTGACTGCTACATCACGAGAGAGTTCCATGTTGCGCTTATTCAACGCATCATTTTGTGCTCTGAGTTCTTGCAATTGTAATTCGTAGGCTTCCCGATGTTTGCCTTCTTCGTTCAATTGCTTGATCTTAGCTTCTTTCTCGCGACGCTCGAATTCTGCAACTTTGGCAAGAGCTTCATCTCGTGCCTTATATGCATTATCCAATTTACCCTTAATCGGCTTTAACTCTTCTCCAAGACGATCTTTAACGAGTTTGTCCACCATGTCGTCGTCTTTGGTGACATGCTTAACGACAATAGTTTTTTCTTCCTCTTTGTCATCAACAACAGTCTCGACAACAGGATCAATTTTCGTTTCAACAATAGTTTCTTCGGTTCCAGCCATTTTAAATGTCCTCTGCGAATACAATTCGCGTTAGTTTGAGATACAATCTCGTTTTAAGGCAGTAATGCCTTGTGAGAGTTCCAGTAGTTAGCTGGATTATTATTAATTCACTCCGTAAAAATATCTGTTAGTTCTGAAAGATCTATCAATAGGCGCTAGAATATCCTCCCTTGTGAGGATATCATCTTTCGTCATTACTTTGCCGCCTACAACAGAGCGACCAGGAACAGGAATCATACCTTTATCAATCATCTCATTTAGATATTGATCGTATAACTCTTTTGGTAGACCTCTAGCTAACATCTCATCCAAAGTCTTTTTCAACACGTTTGTCTCTAACGTATCTGCAAATACAGTTCTTAATGCATCTCGCACAGGAATTATATCTGCAGCATGATTAAAGAACGCATCGTGAATTGAAGCAGTAGGTATTTTATTTTTCTTACCAAATAAGTGGTATTGATTAACAATTACGGCATCATTGCTATGGTTAGCATTAACGCCATAACTGGTTCTTACTTTATTAGTATCAGCGATTGCATTAATCTTACCCTCTTTGTTACGTAACTGTTCCCAAGTGGTAGGATCAGTTTTCTGATCTATCTGTAAGATATTAACAACCCATTTACCGTCTTTGTCTTTATACCACAATTTCTCTTCAAATACTTGTAAAAATTCTTGTTCCAATACTGTACCATTAAAGTTCACCCAAGGAACAGTTGTCCATGTCTTAGGCAACTTATTCGCAATACCGATTTCAACTCCTTTTGTTATATCTTCTGAATATAAATCAAACTTACCAAGCTTAAAGCCCATTCTACGCTTTGTAGGCGCCTCTTTACCTCTAATAGCAATATCTAGAGGGCTTCCAGGAATATATCCAGGAATCCTTCTAAGTAGCTTGTCACGTATTGCCTCATCTTTAATACCGAGAATACGGTTAAGCCATCCAGGTAACTTAGTACCACGTTTCTTTTCTCCAGCAATTAGAGTCGCAAGCAAATCACCGTAATCGATACTACTTTCTTTAGGCTTGGCTTTCAACATAAAGTCTTGTGCTAAACGTCCTAATACACGTGTAAAGTCATCCATAATCGGAGCTCTTGCACGCATATACTCTGTCATGATCTTAGCCATCGCAGCTATATCATCAGGAGTAACGATTCTATCATACGTTTGGCCAAGTTTTTCGATGAATTCGCGTGTCTTTGGATCTAGGAAGTACAGCTGATCCATTATTTCATCACCAGGCGGAATGCCCTTGTTAAAGACATCCTTCACATCTTTACGTAGAGCTTTTAGCTCATTGTACATATCTGGATCAAATTTCTCGTATCTAGCCATACGTGCTGAGATCTCATTTAAGACAAGATCGCGATCTACAGCCTTTACAACAAGAGTGTCCTCACCAGCTGCTAATATTTTACCAACCTTTTTCTCTACAGCGAGAATGCCCGTACGATCACCTGCCCCATAACCTTTTCATTAATATTACATAGAGTCGTTAATTCTATGAAAGACTAGCTACTATAAACAGTAGCTGTCTTACTATATGTCACCATATAGATTAGACTATATCTTATATAGTATTTTCTACTATACCACCGCGTTTCCAATCCACTTGGATTGTACGAGCTACATAACCTTTTAAGGTCGTCTGCTCTAGTCGTTGAACCTTCTGAAACATTTCTGTTAAAGCTTGGCTGCTGATTGACTCATAGAGTGTTTCCAGCAATTAACGGTGTTTTACAATGGCAAAATTTTACCATTACTAGTCCCTTGGCCCCTTTCTGTAAATCCTTTTGAGTCAGATTCAATTTCTTATTCAACTCAATAAAGCGAGGATCATTGAAAGTATCTGCAGCAACCTCATCATATAAACGTTGTTTTGTATTAGTTGGCACCACATTAGACATCTGCGCTAGCTGTTTATTCTTAGTTGTCATCGCAATGATCTGAGCAGCAGAAGACGAAGCATCTTGCTCCAACGCTAATGACGTCTTAAAGCTATTCAATTTTTTCAAGTCAGAGAAATCGCCTTTTAGAAATTCATTAATTCTGCTCATCTCCAAAGCTAAGCGCATCACTTCGCCTTGTTCCTCTGCGTCTATTTCAGCAAAGAACTCTGATTCAAGAATCTTGCGAATATCATTAGGCTTACCCCTGCGCATCTGATCACCAAGCTCAATTAGTTTTCCACGATAGTTAAGAGCAATTTGTTGTCTACCTTTAATAGACATCGCATTTTGCAATCCTTCAAACTTATCGCTTCCGCCACCTAATACTTGACCTATTTTATCCTGTAGATTTAAATAACCTTCTTCGGTTAACGGTTTAGACAATGCTGAATTCAAGAAGGGTCTGAATGTAGCACCACTTTGTGCTCCAATTAATCCTGAATCATATACACGGCCGCGATGATCTAGAAACGGTGTATTACTAAAAGCTTTATTCCCATTTCGGAAATATTGCATTGCTTTAAATCGTTCATACGCGTCTCCACGTTCTATAATGTGTGTTCTATACACATTTAGATCGTTATAGAATTTAGCTTTACCCTTATCATCTTGGAACTCTAGAAGTTTTTGTGTAAAGTCATAAAAGTCAGGGTCGATAGTGAACTTAGTAGAAGCAGCATGGTTAAGCGCATCTGCCATACCTTTGGTAACCGCTTCGACAGGAAAAGTACCAAAAGAAGAATTACTTGTAATAGGCAAACGAGTATCAACATATCCTAGTGGTCCGTTATCTATGAAGTAGGTTTTGTAGCCTTCTCTGACCACTAAACGATTTTTTGGAAATTCATCAGTTACACCGATACGATAGGCTACATCTACAGCACGCGTTGTTTTGGCTTGCTCTAGTAAACGCTTGTCTACAACTCGTACATTGGTTGAGAACGTATCGTAGTATTGTCCCGTTGTGTTCAGTTGCAATCGTTACTTGCAACCAGTGCTTGTCAGGCATTGTTAAAATTAATAATTTTTCCAGGTATTACCTAAGAGAATACCCCTTATAGTAGCCGGTGCTACATTAAATTTTCTACCAATTGTTTGATTATTCAAACCATCTGCCGCCATTTTTCTGATAATCGGAATATCGGCGCCGCTAAGTTTCTTTGCAAATTCACCTCTGCCATTCGGGCCTTTGTCATTGAATACTAGGTCGCTCGCCACATGTTTCCATGCGATTCCTATTCGTATGTTATGTACTGTTCCTTCGCTGACACCGAAAATTCTTCCGATGTCGCGGTCACCTAGCTTGTACTCTACGAACAGCTTCTTGATAGCAATAACCATTTCTTCATCGAGAATCGCAGTGTGGCACTCGACACCTCTCGGCATTAGCCCCATAAAGCCCGCGTGTGCGTTATTATCAGCAACACTGGCCCATTCCAGGTTAATCACAAAGTTATTTGTCTTTGTGCCATCCTTATGATTTACAGTTGGTAAATTATCGGGATTTGGAATAAATGTTTTTGCAACCATCCTATGCACTTTTGCAGTCACTCCGTACAACGTAATACACGGGTACCCATCGCTGTCTAAGAACGGGTTTAATATATAGCCACTTCGTGTATTCTTAACACGCCCGTGCGTGCTAACGTCGTAACAATTATCAAATGCTTTCCAAATTTCGTCTATCATAGTATACTCAATGTTGTGCCTGACCAGCACTTCTGTATATTACTATACAGACCAGACTATATCATCATCTCTCCTTCTCCAAGAGATGCCATGCGCTTCGAGATCACTAGATCTCTACTCTATTCGGTTACGCTTTGATTGCGCCCTTTCGATAGTCGTTACACCTTCAACAATTCATTACTGAATTGAAGCTTGGCTCGGTATTGTCCTATAACGTTTAGGAGTTCCACCGAATTCACATGGTTATTCGATATGCGTCACCGCATAAAGCTTCTAGTAATTTAAAAGTATCTTCCACCATTTCTGGATTTCATTCTTCTTTTCTGGACACCATAGGTTTCTACCTCATAGAATCCCTTGCCTTTGGCATCATCTAGAATTTTTACACCAAGTTCCCACCATTGATTTCTAGATCCACGATAGTTAGCCGCATTATACAAGTCCCTGCCTAGCGCAACCGCAAGTTGATCTCTGTCTGGAGTATCATTCATTGCCAAGCGTTTAGCGAACTTAGTATAAAAAGCTGAAAGTTCTTTCTCTTTAATACGCACACGAAGTTTAAGCGGAAGTTTGGTATTAATTATGCCTTTCAACTCTCTACCAATTTTTGGCGCGGTACGGTCTTCCCATGCATTCTTTTTAATGATATTCTTGGTGAAGTCACGACTAAGTGTATGCAACTGAGTTGGTCCAAGGACTGGGTCAAGATAGTTCAGTTGGCCCAATCTAGCAAACAAATCAGAATCCTTTCGCAACTGTGTCTCCATGTAATCAGATACGTTCATAACAGAGAACTTCATTTCTCCATTAAGTACAGCCTTAAGGTTAGCCCAGGGTTGCGGATCAGGACTCTTTCTAAAACGTTCTATAGTCAGTCGTAGATTCTCGCTTACTGCTGCACGTTCATTGATAGACATCGTATCCTCGAGTCCAGCAATAAATGTGTTTAGAAATTCCTTGTCCTTGGGAAGAAGATCAGTACTTTCATTAATCAATCGTTGCGTGTTAGCAAACACTTCTGGATTCGGTTGATACATTCGCACATCTTCGTATCTACCAGATATTGGGTTGAATTTTAACTGATCTTCGCGCGGAGGACTAATTAATACGCGATTGCGAGTATTCTTCTTATTGTGTAGTAAGGTGCCACGATAATTTGTCATTGACAAAGTACCGTCTAGTTCACCTGCTTGTAACAGATAATACTCCTTAAGTGCCTTCTTTATTTCAGGATTCTCGTATATTTCTTCAGGCCTTGCTGCACCTAATTTGATAGTGTCAAGCTTTTCCTTAGCAATAGCGAATCTACGACTATCCTGAGGCAGTGTATTGTGCGTGTCTGTTAATCTGTTAAGTTCTCTTGGTCCGACAGCTTCACCGTCAATTCTAGTGAATTGGTCCACACTAACCTGTCCGCTTCGGAATAGCTCTAATTTCTTTGTATCACCTAGATGACGTAGTTGTACATCGGTTGGTTGACGTTTTAACCATTCATTGTAGGATTCTTTCATAGGACTCTGCCCGCTATACCAAGTAATCTGTTCAGGCGTAAGTCTTTCTAAATTTCTTTTGCGTACTTGAGCCACGCCTTCTAATTTACTTAAATCATCGTATGATTTGACAATCGGTAATGTAGTAGATCGACAATACCAATGACGCGGAGGTAAATTCTTTTTATCGTCTACGGGAAATATTTTACCATCCAAGTGAGAACATAGCGGTGTAGTGCGCGAGTCTAAAACAGCGACGTATTGCCACCCTTGCAGTGCCTTTTCATTCGCTTTATATACTTGATAATCAGCCTCTGAATACACATGAGTAGTTGCCGTAACGACTAATCCACTAGCTTGATTCCTTGTGACACCATAACCAGTTTTAAAGACAGTATCAGCTATTGCTTTTTCTGTTTGACCCTCAGCAATGCCCTTGCGAATAATAGCTTCTATTCGTATCTTTTCATTTCTTCCGATACCTGCCCATCCCTCAGATAATGTTTTATTCTGATAGATGGGAGTAGTTAGAACCACCTCAGCGGCTATGTGTCGTGGAGGTGGTTGCACTCTCCACACATCACTGATTACAGAATTTAGTGTTCTGGTTGTGTATGCAGACTGATTGCCATACAGCTGAATTAGATCTGAACTGCTTGTAGTGTGTGCTTGTGCCATTGTACCAGCAATTTCTTTGTCTAATTCTTTCAAAAATGCATTGAACGACTTACCTTGTAGATTAGATGATTTAATAAGCTTATCAACTCGAACAGAATGCCCGTCAATTATTAATATAACTTTGCCGACACTTTTCTTTTCATATAGACGCAGCATCGTGGCTCTGTCAATAGACTTGTCTGAAATATCGGTATTGACATCATATATCATAATAGATTCAGTCGTTTATCTAAGTTATGCAATACTATATAATCATTGTATGCTTTTGCAGCTTCGATCTCAGTTTCGAACGTGCCTATATTTATCTTAACCTTATTACCATACACACCTGCTCGAAACTTTCCAGAAGGCTTTTTATATACTCCGTAATATTTTGACGTCTGTTTTGACAAATCTTTATTATGTTGATTACTCAAATGATCAACTAATTGCAGATTATCTGGATAGTTGTTGTCGGGAATTCGATCGATATGGTCAATTTGCAAATCATTATGTATAGGACCTTTGGTCAGCATATAGATAACTCTATGTACCTTCCTAACCGGTGTTTTCATAGAGTTACCGACGTCCAGTCCGCACCAATATTTGTCATTAAAGATTAAATAGCCATCCTTGTCAGGGCGACCCATTAATTTATCATCCGCCTTTCTATATAATTTTCCATTATTGTAATAATAGTATTTGGCGTACTCTTTACATAGGTTTTCAGGAGAAGCCTTGTTTAACTTCTCTTCTTTAATGCGCGCACATTTTTCTATAATCTCAGGCGTCATTATAAATACGAAATTAGAAACGTTTGTCATTAAATCTCCTGGTTTAATACTTTATAGAAATTCCATCTGTCACATGGAATCCCAATAAGTTATTATCAGCCAACAGGGGCTGCGCCGGCAGCATTAACCTGTGCTTGATATTCAGCCTTATCCTTAGTAGTAACAATTAGCTCATCACTATTAATCTCTTTCTTACCCTCGTCATCATCGTAGTCGGGAGTAATTAGATCGTTTGCCTTTGCCATATTTAGCCATTCACTACGCGGAATAAGACCCTTCTCATACCACTCAGTCATAAGTCTGATAAAGTCCGCACCGATTGGAACAGGCGAGAAATCAGCACTTAATTCGAAATCAAATTCAGATACTAGGAAATTGGTACGATAGCGCCAATTAACCATAAAACAAATAACACTTGCCATTGTGTTACTAATCTTAGTGTTAAGTGTTCCTAGTTGAGATGTTTGAGCCGCATTACGAATTTGCAACGCCACGCCAGATTGATCGGTATCTGGAGTAAGCATTCGAATGCCTAGCTTAGCCATTTCATCTAGTGTAGCGGCTATGCTTTTCTCCATGTCTTGCAATGCAGCCGTAGGCGTTTCCAAAATACCTACTTCGTCGCCTTTATTAATCTTCAACCAGGAGCCAAGCCCGCTATTCACCATCATCTCAAAACTTGCATCATCCATGTCTGAGGCAAGATATGGTGTATAGGTAGCAGCACCGTATAATAGATGATTTCGACGGCTTATTTTATTATAAAGTGCAATCTCCCTATCAATAAGAGCCGTCATCATTGGTTCAACAACTCTAGCGCTGCCATTCAGAGGCCATGCAGGAATCTCCGTTAATGGCTCTCCATTCATTTGAATACTCGTATCTGTGTCTACGAGGATATACGCGCCCTTAGGTGTGTTTTGTGAATAGATGTTCTTTATTTCGCCATTTGATGTAATGACCGCAGCCTCACTGTCTTGTTTCTGGAACTTTCGAATTTGATACTTACCGTCAACTAGCTCATGAACAAATACGGTATCGATGAATCGAGGATGAAATTCGAATTGACCGCCAGGCTCATCATACTTCTCTTCGTAATCTCTTACAATGATGCGGTCGAAAGTTTGAGTACCATCAGCTTTATCTGCCATTCGCCAATTGATAATTTTTTCTGCTGACCATATAATAGGATATGGTTTAATTCCTTCGAAATCTGCAGAATCCATTGCATCTGGATTCTCAATCTTAGGATAATCTATATACACGAATGGTCTACTAGTTTGGACTTCCTCCCATAGAACATCGTCTAGGAAAGATATCAATGGTAGATTATCTTGCGTAAACTGATTCATTATCCAGTCATGCGCTTCCTCTGGACAACCTGGGGGAAGTACAAGTGTAGGTTGTTTACGTAAAAGACCACCGATAATAATCCGAGAGTATTGTGATACAATACCTGGAAGTTCTGCTTCAGCCTTATAGAAATTATACTGCTCCTGACTCATTGATGGTGAGAAAGGGATCAGCATGTTTCTATAACCGATTGTATCTAATATCGTGTCAAAGTCCTTTGTAGCCTGTTGACCGTTGATCACTGCACGAGACTTTTCCCATGAAGGGCGCATACTTTCGTACATCGCAGCAGGATCAGCGACTCCTTTATTTGTTTGCGCAGCATTCACTATGCCCATAGTATTTCCTTAAAGTGATTCACTTATAAACCTGCTACGCCGATCTTCAGTACAGATATGCACATCGTCTTCCGTAACAATCCACTTAAAGACTAGAAGGTAATCGGAGATATCAATACCTGTCATGACACCGTTAATGGTTTGTACACAACGCCATGCACCAGGTTCTCGCAAGGTCGCGGCTGGGTGTGTTCTATTTAAAGTGTACACCGGCGACCAACGATCGTCTAATGCGTGCAACTGTATAGATACTTCAGTGTGATCCTTGATGTATGAAGAACTAGTGCCATCTTTGAGTACGACAGTTGCAGCTTCACCCGTACGTATACGGATATATGGAGAAACAGTTTTTACACCATTGATTGGCATTAGTTCTATCATATTAATCCTTACTTCAGCATTGCGTTAAATTCATCTACCGGCCCTTCGAAAGTGTCATTGGTATCTGGATTGTAAGCACGAATTCCGTCAGGAGAAGAAGTGATTTCCCATTTTGCTGGAATATAGAAAGAAGGGTGTCGAGTAGCAGGAGGAATCGGAGTCTCAGGTGCTGCAGGCGGAGTCACTGGAAGAACAGCAACAACAGGAGGAATCGGAGTCTCAGGTGCTGCAGGCGGAGTCACTGGAAGAACAGCAACAACAGGAGGAGCGTTTTTATCGGTCATTTTGATACTTTCAAGTTAGTGATGAATTCTAGAATATCTTCGATATTGATATCTGGGACATTCTTCTTTGCTACAGCGTAAATAATATTAGCTGGTTTATTTACAATAGATTCACTTTCGAAATATACAGAAGTTTCATTAGCATTGTAATCAACTTGTAACGCATCTAATACTCTCATCGTAGCTGCAGAATACGTAATATTCGCATGAATACTGTCCTGGAAACTAACGGTGTAGAATTCTTTAGACAGTTTAATAGGCTCTTTGTATACAATGTACGGGTCTGTATTTACAACCACTTCACCTAGCTTGTTATACGCTACAACTCTTACAGAGAAGCTATGTCCAGCATCCTCTTTTAATACCAGATAATCTTGATGATATTCATTTGGTAACGGAACGCCATTCCTAGACCATACATAGCTGAACTGTGGATAAGGATACCCATACCATTTTCCTGTCAATACAGACAAAATATTATCGTTGCAGACGATAAATGGCGGAATATCACACACAGGTGCACCTTGAATTAAGTCTTGTGCTACTGTCATCGAGGTTGAACCTTCAGAATTAGTGGCTGTAACTCGACAGGCTATTGCCTTACCTATCATATCCGCAGAAATATCTAAAGAATTAGAATCGCCGTATTCAATCCATTGATACGTATATACAGGCTTTGGATATGCTAACCAAATTCCATCAGTGACCGTTGCAACATTATCTTTCACAGTAATATGTGGAGAATCTATACACAACGGCTTAGAGTGTATTATCTTGGCTTCACTATCTGAGATAGACGCACGTACACTATTAGAAGCACGCACTCTGGCTACAATCTTATGACCAATATCGGCATCTACCGTTTTATAGGTAGATTCTTTAGCATTTGGAATTACGTGATTATCTCTAAACCATTCATACTTAAACGTAGGCTCAGGATAACCAATCCATTCACCGTCAGTAACACTTAGTGTCTTATCACCAGACAATTTAGGTATTTCAATAGGAATAGGATGTGAAGTTATCACAGCTGGCTCACTATTTGCAGTAATACCACCATGCGCATTCTTACCAAATACTGACAACACCAACGATTTGCCAATGTGTTCAACTCTTGGCGTAAACGGTGCGTTAGTTGCGACTACTTCATTATCTACTAGCCACTGAAATTCAATATAAGGAAATGGAGTACCATCCCATACACCTGTATCAGGGACAATAGTATTGCCTACTTTAGGTGAACTACGAATGACTGGATCCTTAAGGCATCTTGGAGAACTTTGGATAGCTACCTTATTAACTGATTGTGCTATTACAGAACCGACTCTGTTAGTTGCTTTAACTTTAACAGCAATCGTAGAATGCAGATCAGTTCTACGTATCTCATAGCTCGTATCAAGCTCATTCTTAATATATTCACCGTCTTTATACCACATCACTTCTAGAGTAGGCTCAGGGTTACCTGTCCATATTCCTAGTGTTGTCGTAAGTTTACTACCAATTAAAGCTTCTCCACTAATAATAGGAGCCATGCTATAATGAGGCAGTTTATCGGCCTTTCTTATCTTGACGGGGTCTAAAATAGCAGTACCTATTCCTTGCGAGTTTGTCGCAACAATCTCAGCATGAATACTAGCACCAATATCCAGGATAGTCGTAGTATAGGTATCGGTAATCTCATTGGGGATCCTAGTTCCATCACTAAACCAGCTATATTCGATAACCGGAATTGGGTTACCTTTCCATTTACCTTTGGTAACACGTATGACAGTACCTGCTTGATCCCCAGCGGAAAGCTCTGGTGTTTCAACAGTATACGGAACAGATAATGGCTCTAATAACTTAATCTTTGCAGTGTAAATGCTATAGTAGAATTTTGAATTTTTACCGGTTACTTTACACATCAAACGCTTACCAAAGTCTTCTTTACTAGTAAGATAGCTTGTACCATTAGCACCCTCAATGTCTTTATTATCTAAAGACCATTGATATGTCAAAACAGGCTCAGGATAGCCTTCCCATTCAGATTCTGATACAGTATACAACTCTCCCGCGTAGTTCTCAGATTCAGCTGTTTCAAGACGAATTATAGTTTTACTAACAGGAGCGACATGCTTTCTACTGATCTTGCATCTATTTGTGAGTGCTATAGCATGTCCAGTATCGTTTATAGCTATAACTTCGCAAGTTATATTTTTACCGATATGTTCAAAAGGCACTCGATAACTCATTCCGTGAGTATCTAGGATCAATGTATCATCAACGTACCAATCGCACTTGTACTGAGGAGGCGGACAAGCACTAACAGAGAATCTAACAGGCGTTAAGACATCATCATTAAATGCTTCGCTTGGCAATGTGGGATTATCTGCAAATACCGGTACACATTCATTTATAGGCTGCCCGATCCAATCGGTATAGCCGGCCTTTGGCTTGTATATTTGCTCAGATTTTTCACCATGGAAAGTGTATCTGATGCTGTTTAGCATTCCTTCTTGTGATCCGACAAACGCTGATATCGGTAAGCAATCTTAATATTAGGAACGCGTTGAGTTCCTTTTAGAAAACCATTAACCGAGAATCCGATATCACAATTATCTAAATCGACAGAGACACCGATAATGTCTCCGCTATGAATCTCTACATTCTGCCAAGAGTTATTGTCAGACACAGGAATACTTGCAATAAGCTTTCCCTGGTGATAGACAATATATCCTTTAAGATCCATAATTCCATCACGTACTGAAGAAACACCGATAAATGTGTTACCCTCATGATACGTGCTATCTACTACTACCTCATAGTATGCTTTACCAGACATTTGAGATGCAGTAGAGATCGCAAATGCACCCTCTTTTAAAGATACGCTACGATCATTATTTTCATAAGTCTTTTTAAGACTAAACCCCTCGTTCTTCAGTGTATTTCGTTGCACTACGATCATTACCTTGTTCGAAGATGCAGTGCCTGTGCCATTAACATTAGTACAGGTGATTCTAGAAGATATTTCAGAGCCAATATCGTTCATCTGTACATTGTAAATTGCCTGGTCTTCGTTTGGAATAACTGCACCGTCTTTCAACCACTCATATGTCACAGCTGGAGCTGGCTGACCTGTCCAAATACCGGCGGTAGTAATCAACTGATGACCAACCCAAGGTTGACCATATACTACTGGCGGAGTAACTAGTTTCGGCTTATCAGACAGGGCAGATGCAAATTCAAAAACAGGTTGCAATATCGGCCTTGCTACAGGCCTAACTAGATCAAAGCTCATAGCATTCCTTTAGTTTTGGTCGACGCCGAGTGGATGATTAGTTGCTGGTTTGAAGACTCTATATGTACCGGGGGAGTAAATGACTGCAGCAGGCACACGCTCTGTTAACTCAGCAACATTAAGATATTGCGTGCCAGACCTTAGCTGAATGTGCGCTCTAGAGTTACCTGGCAGCTCTACACCATCTTCTGTGACGAGATCTTTCAAATGAATAGTAGCTGTCATGCCGGCATTCAATACAATATCTGCGCTAGTTGCACTTGCGCGTGAGACAGGGATGATTTCCATTTTTAATCCTTAGATTAGAAAGTCTGCGCCATAAGCGTAGCTAGATTGACTCTTTACGACACGGTATGTACCGGGCGAATTGAGCCGCGCGATTGGAAATATATGGTCAAGTGTACCTACGTTCAGGTATTGTCCATCTGTCGATTTAATTTGTAAGTCGATCTTGTTTCCATTACGCATGTATGTGTCCGATATATTATCTTTGATTGACAAGGTGCCCTGTTGTCTGTCTAGTAGCGTGAAATCGACGCTAGTAAATGCATCGGTGGTTATAGGAATCAGTTCCATTATATTATCCTTTTTGAAAAAATAAATAATCTACTTAGTCATCTGTCACATGACTAAAGAGTTATTCAAAAGTATTAAGCGTGCGATCTAACTTATTTTTTATCACAAAGTTATTATACGCAATCGCGGCGTCTTCCTCTTTCTTGAATACCCCGAGATACTTCGTTCTTTTATTAATCCATATTTGCGCAGCCCATTTACCCGAGTTAAGATTCCATGCAACACCAACATACCTTGATCTTTTATTTGACCAATCTTGATTTCTAACATTTTCAGAAGCCGACGCCGCTCTTAAGTTACTTGATAAATTATTTAAGCGATTTCTGTCTATATGATCTACTTGGTAGTTGGCTGGAATCGGGCCAACAGTTATTATATAAATGATTCTAGCAACCATCTTAGTACAACTGTCTTTATTTCCTAGAATAGGCTCTATCCAATATTTATCATGAAATATTAAATATCCTCTAGGTATTAAAGAGCCCATTCGCTTGTTATCTTCTTTTCGATATAAATGACCATTGTCATAGTAATAATACTTTTTATATTGTTCACATATCCGATCTTTGCTGTCATCGATAGATGTTGAACAACTCATAAAGTTAAATACTATATTAATATTTTGCATAATTTTATCTCTCTGGAGGCTTCTTGCCTTTAGGTTTACGTGCCATTTCGTACTCCTTACATTAAACAACCAATAAAATATTGATTAGAGCCGACTTCAGGACCAATTTTAATATCCCCACCGGAATTTTGCCAAAATTGCACTTTAATCTGATCTCCGGCGTTACACCACGCTTGCCCTGAAAAGTGAAGCTCTACTCGCTGTGCATTAATTGGTTCGCCCATTGGTGCATAATATACTAGTTTCGCACAGCTACCTCTACCGGGAATACTTACCCAAACCTCTCTTACACCTACGTTCCAGGCGCCTAAGTTGGCTAACGTAAGGTTACCACTAAAACTCCACATCCCTGTAAATGGAATAATAACTCTAGTGGGTGCTGCGATATTCCATGTTTCGTAGGGATCAATGTCTGCTCTCCCCCACGGCACATCTAATATAACTCCATTCGTAGCTGTATTTCCTGCATTTCTCCATAACTGGAAATGCGCAGAGCCGCTTTGCCTCATCCAATACATACTAGTTCCGTTGAGAACGTCTGTACCTTTGAAAGATGTAGACCAAGAAGTACCACCCTGCACGTTACCCATTAGAACAGGGATATTAGCGCTAGATAACTTCATAGAAGTATCGCAATCACTAGTCCTACGCATCTCCCAGTTTATTGCAGCAGTGCCAAGAACTGTAACTACATAAACACCATTGTGGGCTGGTGGTGTTTGATTTTTAACAAGAACACGATCTCCTATATTAGGAGAAATGCCGTCCATGTTAAGAATTTCTTTAGGCCCTGTTAAAGTATTCGTAGCAGCATTAAAGACACAACCCGCCAAGTTTGAAATAGTAGCACACACAGCTGGTAGTTTGAATGCAGTTGCACCATTAACATCAGTCCAGACAGCATTTCTACGTCCATAAATGCTACCATCCATAGGAGCTTCAGGCAGCCCGCCGGTACTTAGTTGCAGCCAATTAATTGGATCCACATCAATAACACCCACCACTGGCGAAGTACAAAACCACCTAGTTCCGGTATACACCGTACCGCCAGACACTGAAACTTGTGCATTAGGACATTCGTCATAATGGTCCATTGCGATATGTCTAACCCAAGCACCTGCATGCGCAACATAGAATCCGTTGAGTTCCGGGCGTGTTGCAGAGTTTCGTAATACGAGATCATTTTCAACCAACTGTACATCATCTGCAATTATGAGACCATTCACTGCATCTGCTGTAGATACCGCGACAGCGACACCCTTTTGGTTTGTGCCTGACATAACATCGAGTAAATACTGTTGATTTACAGCATGCAAAACATCAGTTGGAAATTCAGATACAGTCGGATTTTTGAAAGTAGGACTACTTGTAATACCAATGTCTTGGGGCAAGGATAGAGTAACAGAACCAATTGGCGAATCTGCTATTACTTGATTAGGTGTTCCGAATATCTGATTAACAGCTGGTGCTGCTGTAGACGAGGTATACCCACCAATTTCTGAAGTGTTCAGAATCTTAGCCATGTCTACGTTATTCAATGCATTAGCATTCTTAGCCACTGCAATGCGCGCTAATTCTGACCAATAGTCCGGAGTAAATGTATTGTTGAAAGATTCAGTACTAATAGATGCAGTTGCAGCATCAAGATCAGCATAGACTACAGATCCGTATTGAATTACAATACCACCACGAATGTTCATTAATACTCGTTGAACTGTTGCAGGCTCTTTATATACTGCAGGAGGAATAACAGGTGGGTTATCTGGCACTATCGCAATTGCAGCTCCATCCCAATAAGAATTAGGATCTATGACTAATACAGGAGGAGGCAATACAGGTTGATCTAAAATAGTAGGCGTTGCATAAATGAATGGTACATTATTAGCTGCAGCAATATCTTTTGCATTTATTGGGATATTCGGAAAGTCGACTGACTCTCCTCGAATAATCGCCTTGCCTAAATTCATAGACAAGTCTGCTCTAGGGACTATTGAACCTTGAATTAGTGTCGCCTGCGTTACATTATACAGTGTATTGTTTCTATAAAAGTTCGGTCTAACAATAACACCCATGGTACTGGTAGTATTGATAGTGGTGTTAATACCATCATTAGTTAGAATCACGGACCCAAGTCTACAAATCTCAGGATCTCCTGATATTGGTGCACTGACAACCTGTACTGACGCATCTTTCTTTATATAAATGTAATATGTATGATTTCCTACTGGTACACCGGCAATGAGTGATACATCAATATCAAAGGCAGGAAACTCAACAACAATTGGCGTAGCAGGATCGAAATAGTTATCTGCATCTGTAAATATAACAGGGCCTGTAGCCTCTACGCGAAGTATTGTCGGGCTAGCTATAGTAATAGTAAAATCTGCATTTTCAGACGCGTAAGGATAATTAGGATCATTTGACCTGTATTCACTTACGAATCCAGCAGAGCCTGCAGCGGTGGTTAAAGTCTTTAGGCCGGCGTTATTACTGCCAGCTAACTGAGAAACAGTCACCTTCTTATTTTTTAAATCTACTAGCGGTGGCACACCTTCGTCCACAACTATCGGAAGTAATTCCTGTCCAGTCAATCCTGCTGGAGGATTATATAAGTCAAACTCAGATATGCGAATGTCTGCCATTTATTTCTCCAGTTAAAAATGATTAATTTAATACGTGCTGTCACCACGTATAGGATTAATTATTTCTTTTTGGGCGGTTGTGGATTACTAATACGTGGAGTAATTTCACGTATTTGTTTTTGTTCCTCAACCATTTCACTAATTTGCTTAGGCGTCATACAGGAGGTCCCGTATGTAGCACCGTTATTGAGCTGGTTACAAACTATAATAATCGGCTGTGTATTAGTGCCTTGCGTAGACTCTGTTAGTGAGTTTTGTCCTGCTGTATTAGAAGAACTTTGCGAACTTTCAGAAGTCTGCTTATTGTCACTTTTCACACTAGCTTCACTTTTTGATTCACTCTTTGAGCTAGATTCACTCTTCGCACTGGCTTCTGCGGAACTTTGAGAACTTGACCCACCGCCCATATTTAATGGTTGTATTGTGCAAGCAGATAAGAGCATAGCAGCTACCATAAATATAGGTAGCGGGTTTTTCATTATGTTCCTTTGGTTTGTTAATAGTAAATACCTTAATGCCCACTACGAATAATGGGCATCGGGTTATTCATTAAGCGTGGCTTAATTTATTTACTTATTTCTTAGGCGCTGCAGCCACAGCCATAGATTATATCATAGCATTAACTATGGCAAGATGGTTATTTGCTATGATATTCTTTCACTAGAACGAGACTTGCTATCCTAACGCGTTAGAGACTTGTTCTGCAAATGCTACTGACGAAGCAGGAACTATTAGATTTTTAAAAGTGTTCATGATAGTTCCTTAATTATGAGTAACCGTCCAACCACGCGAACGTAAAGCATTAACTGCTGCTATCCCGGCGGCACCTGGTGTCGCGTTAGTACCGCCGTGAATATCTATACGCCCATTGCTCTGTCCAGCAGTATTTACAGACACGAGTATGTTATCCACGCTTGCCTGTGGCAATGCACAGTCAAAGAAAGCAAAAGTATAATTAGTAGCCGGCGCCGTGTCAAACATATTTGGCGGAAAGTTGGCTAAATTTGTACAACCATTCCATCCACCTTGGAAGTCCGCGCCGCTTTTGATGTCTACAACAGGAAAATCAACTAAGCTAGTGCATCTGCTCCAAGCATTTTTAAAATCTGTTCCTCTTGATAAATCCAGCGCAGGGAAAGACGATAGCGAGCTACAATCAGACCATGTGCCCGCGAAGCCTGTACAATTACTCGTATCAATGCTGGGAAATGTAGTAAGACTACTGCAGCGACCCCATGCACCAGCGAGAGCGAGCACATTACCAGTATCAATGCTAGGAAATGTAGCAAGATTACTGCAGCCGGCCCATGCGGCACTGAGATCAGTCCCATTACTAGTATTGATATGCGGGAACGTAGCAAGCCCGGTACAATCCATCCAAGCTCCAGTAAAATACTCAATAGTTGAAAAATCTATTAATGGAAAGGATGTTAATCCTGTGCATCCCTCCCAAGTAAACGAAGTATCCGTAGCAACGGGGATTGTTATTAATGGGAAAGATGTCAATCCTGAACAGCGAGTCCAGGCGTAACTAAGATTTACCGCGCTAGAGAAATCTAGTAATGGAAATGATGTTAGTCCCATGCAGCCAGACCAAGCGCCTTGAAGATTTACAACATTCGAGATGTCTATTAATGGGAAAGATGTTAATCCTTTGCAGCCAATCCAAGCGTATGAAGTATCCGTAGCGACGGGGATGGTTATTAATGGGAAAGATGTCAATGATTCGCAGTCACCCCAGGCGTACTCAAAAGATAACGCGCTAGAGAAGTCTAGCAATGGAAATGATGTCATATTGTATTGACCGTACCATGCCTCTACAAATGTTTCGCCATTGCGAGTATCTACAATCGGCATCTCTGTTAGCCAGGTCTCGTCCCGTTCATTATAGTTAGACCACCGCTGTGTAAAATCAGTTACACCACCAAAAGCGTTTGCATCCCATAAGGAAGATGCGCCAGCATCTTTGTAGTAGGTGTAGGCCTCGCTATTATCTATATTACCTTCTAAAAGCACCATTCCCACTATTTGCGGATCACTCATCCATCCTAAATACGTCTCGATTGCATCAATATTTACACCATAGGTAGCGATGCCATTCACGCCAGCAATTAGTAATGTACCAGTAAGAGGAGTAGGTACAGTAATTCCCAACTCATCATCAGCAAAATCATACTGCAAACATGTACCATTCCAACTAGGCCTACTGGTATCTGTAAGCTGCGAAAGATGTAAATTATTTCCTGAGAGGTCCTGGACATATCCAACTGGATCATTTGCAGTCGTTACATCTCCAGTACCAGCAGCCGTTTGTTTAAGCGTAGTTATGTTGAAAGTATCGTAGTACGCGCCCTTGACACCAGTTCCGTCGAAGTACCTAAATGGTGTAAACGGTACAGCAGGTGTGTAATCACCCTTGATTACACATTTAGATAGATTACGTATCGACATTTTAGTTAACCTCCGAGCCGAATAAATTAAAGGCTAGAGTAGCATCTCTTGCGTATACAGATACAACATCAGTAGGCGCAAGTGTCATCCCAAGTGTTAGAATAATAGTATCAGCAGCGCCGATTGCAGAATCGTAACAGATGTAGTGCTTATTTTCAATAGGGGCACCTGCAGGACGAACAGCAACTCTAAACGCAGAAGCTGCTGCACGATTTGAAATGACAATGCTAGAACTTATAGCCTGAGTTGCTGGTGGTGCAACATATAGATCAGAAAGAACTGCTGCAGCAGGCGCGGCTTGGCCTAAAACTTTATAACTAGTCGTCATGAATTATGCTCCGATCAATAGAAACGGGTTTAAGCCTGATTCACCTACTGGTGAAATGAAATAAGGAAGTGCTGTCCAAGTAGACACACCATTTCCCACCTTTGCCTTGTTAGTATCCCTCTCGATCCCCATCTCACCATCAGCAAGAATAGGATTAACAGTCGTCCAGTTAGCTGCTGTATCTCTACGTGTTTGAATAATACTAGCCATTACGCAGTACCCCCGTTAAAGTTTTGTGATGGTAGATATACAGATAATGCATTTCCACCGTCTATATTCGAATCACTGGCACCGAATGTGGCCCAGGCTACACCATTCCAATGTTCCATCACAGCTAGTGTAGAATTCCATCTTTGATATCCAGCTGATGGTGTAGCATCACGTTCTAGCGTAGTACCAGATGGGATTACTGCGGATCCTTTTGCAGCTGTCTTAATTACTTTCTCATCGTCTAATTCTTTAAGCGCAGCTTGCACTGTCGTCCCTACAAGATTACCTGCAGGTGTAAATGAGACAGCATCAGCGCTAATAGGATATGAAAAAGTAATCAAACTATTTTTGGTAATATCTATGTCAGCCCAGACACCAGAGATTATTGCGAATGGGATTGAATAGTACCCAGCGTTAGCAATAGGAGGGCCACTAACTAAAAATGTAATAGATTTACCTTCGAAATCTCTTACATAAATAGTATCGCCACGAGATATTCGAGAAAGTTCCACAGATCTATCTGCGCCTAGCTTATCTTCTGTAGCGAGGAATAGATTTGTAAGACCTGGATTAGGATACACTCTTCCTGCTTGCGGAACACTCGTACTTGCACCCCAGGCTTGCCATTCACCATCAAGAATAGTTCTATCACCAGCGTTAAAGCCTGTTAATAAACTCGGATCAAGTCTTCCATTAACACCAGTGCTGGGTATTTTATCTGCATCAGCTGCACCAGCACTTGTCGATACTGTCTTAACTTCCTTAAGCTTTCCAGCAGCTTGAGAGATAAATTTCGCCATATAATTCCTTACGCAAGTATGATTGCCATGCCAGCATCAAAATTAAGAGCAGTTGCACCTACAGCAAAGCCTATCACTTGTGCAATTTGTCCTGGAAGACTTGGCACGACTGAAGTGGATTTCCCAGGTGTAACAGATAAATATGCAACTCCTGAAACTTGTCCAGTTACTGCACCATTGGTACCTTCAAAGAATATCTCAGCGTTACCCGCCAATGCCACATCTGCTTTAACAAAACCCATTGCAGGAAAACTGTTAGGCGGCACAGCTGCACATGCTTTACGACAAGTTGCAACACCTGCATCGTCGTAGATATTAACTAAGTCACCCGCTGTCAATGCTTCAGATGCAATCGCAACAAGTGAATCTACACCAACTCCGACCGGCATTAATGATGCATCAAGCTTTCCAGTGGCATCAGTAGCAACCAACTTGTCCTTATCAGCCGCACCTGCTGATGCTACAACAGCTTCCGCTTCATTAAGCGTTCCACCATTCCGTTTGATATATTTTGCCATGATAGCCTTTAAAGAATTATACTGTCACTACGAGTAATCTGCAATGTATCAGCATCTAAGGCGATGCCAACAATCTTTACAAATACTGCCAGTGGATCAATAGTACCCTGGATTACACCATTTTGACCGAGATAATAGTAGCTGCCCGGAGTAAGCCCCCATCCAGTCACCTTGATATTACCATTATCAACAGGCGATGCGGTAGTCGTAGCAGGCTCCTTGATCAAACCGATAATAGTTAATGCATGACTTGCATTTCTACAGTCAGCATATATCAATTCATCGTTCGCATCCAGAGTCAAAACTCTCTGTCCATTAAGCGGATAGCTCACAGGATACACAGGTGCATTACCTGGAGCTCCTGGCGCGCCTGTATCACCCTTAGGGCCTTTAGAAATTACCTGTACAACTTTAATTGCACCACCAACAGATCTAGTTTTAAATGGTGTTGACATTATGGTCCCACTTGTCTAGTTACTTCAGGTGAAGACTCTACATTACCTTCCAGCAATCTAGTAATTTCACCGCTTATTGGAAATCTGACATCGGGGGCGATAACCTCAAGATCGTATACAGCTTTCTTCCATGCAGTATATGCGGAAGTTACTTCTGCATCAATAACAAGAGAAATTCTACCCTCAGTGCCATAAATCGTTAATTCATTTGTAAGAGAACCTGGGGAGACCGGTGTAGGTGGATTTGTGAAGAATTCATCCAACACAGTAGGATCATTTATGGATCTACGTATTTGCATACGTGCATTACATCCAGTAAGATCTGTCACAGCATTGTTTGAGTCTAGACAAACAATATCCAAGGTGAAGGTCGCCCCACGTTCTATATAAATATCGTAGGAACCGGCTGACATAAAATTCCTTTAGTCAAGTATGTTGAGGCGCTGGTTCGAATCATGGGCTAAAACATACGCATTGTACGCCTCAGCGGCTTGGCGTTCGTTTTTAAAGGAACCCAACTTCTTATAACGACGTCCGTTTGGCATATCTGGTAGATACACCTGTGCACGGTAGTTATCGCGACTCTTGTCGTAGTGTACTCCAAAGAATTTAGAGGTCTCATGAG